CCCTTTTTGTTGCCTTTTTGTTGCCTTTTTGTTTCCTTTTTGTTGCCCTTCTCTTTCTTTGCGTCTTCATAATAATAATGCACTATAAAAAAATCCATTATTATTCAGTTTTAAACACCCCTAAAGGGGGGTGTAAAGGACATATTTTCCGACTTGGAAAAAATGGCGGATAAGGCCATCATCATCCCCATGGGAAACGCAAACACCAAGTAATCTGTCCATTTCCCATCTCGGCTGGACCGGAATTTATTGGCATGTGTCCCGCAAAAATCCTCCTCCTCTCGGCAAAACGCCGCAGGACGGTACTTGAAACGACGACATAAGGCCTCTTCTTCTCGGACCGCATTTTCTCCTAAGCGACCCGTTTCATAGTGTTTGACATAATGTTTGCACCCCTCACAGGAAGGAATGATATGCTTCCCATGCAAAGCATCCGAATACAATGTACGGACCCATCTACGACCACTCATTTTATGTATTTTCCACATGTTGAAATGATACGATGGAATTTTTTTATCTTCTTTTTTTCAACTCATTTGGCCGACGTACCCCACATATCGACCAATGACCGCATTCCCTGTTTGGCATTCGACAATTTGTGCAATACCGGGTCAAACAAATAGAGTTGCACCCATTTCGAAGCCGCCTTTTCACGCAATTTCATCAACGTTTCCAAATCCTCCTTGCATTGCCTCTGTAAGGCAGCCATATCCGTTTGATATCTTTGCAAATCCGCCGTTTTACCCAATGACCGCATAATGTCCTCGACAGCCAAACCAAGCAACTGCATCAGCGGTTTCATGATTTGATTGGACACATAGTAGACATAATTAAGACGCAGCTTATGAGCGACGACATATTCCGGCGTTTCAATACAATCCCCCTGTAGGGCTTTCCCACCCTGTGTCGGAGCTGTTTCGATAAACACATAGCGAATACGGTCACCTGGTTTCGGTTTGTTGCCAGGGTCACGTGCACCAATGCGTTCGGCCAAGATGGAATGCGCAATTTGCGCCGGATTCTTGTAATAATCGCGCAGGGCCTTGGTGATGGTTAGTTTGTCCATGGGGACACGTCCGGCCAACAAATTGTCGAGGGCGCTTTGCAAAAAGGCAATGGCTTTGGCTACTTTCTGGGTGCCGGTATCGTCTTCTGAACCATACAACAAACAGTCGAGAACACCTCCGTAGACATCTTTCAAATAGTCGCAATTGTCGCGACGTTTCAAAGGCAGCCCCATAAATTTCAGTTTCAACTTGTGTATGTCGTCTTCACAAATCAGTCCGGCGTATCGTTTCTTGGACAACAAGGCCATCACACGAAACGTCTTTTCATAAGACAATTCCATCGGTTTTTCCAAACCTTCTGTACAGAGTTGGGCAACATGTCGGGAAAATTCCACCGTCAGCTCCATCGCCGCGTCACCACGGATTTTCTCACCTGTGTCGGCCTTGGTTAAATGAAAGGTCATAAAGACCGAGTCCGTGTCACCGTAAATGTATTCGGCGGCGGTATGGATGCGTCCGTGTACAGGATGGTCAAGAGTTTTGTTGCCATAGACTTGTTCGACCATGGTTTTGGCAAAGACAATCATTTTGCGTCCGGTGGCGGTGGTGGATGCGGCAATGTGTTTGTCGTAAAAGGTGGATGTACGGGAACCACATTGACCATAGATGGAATTGGCGGTAATTTTGTAGGCGAGTTGCCGTTTGTCCAGAATGTTTTTCATGAAATCATCGGTTTCTGCCTCGGCCTGTTTTCGTGTTGCTTTTCGCGCTTTCAAAATCGTTTCCAGAATCGAAGGAATAATACCACGCTCCCCTTGTGGGAATTGTGCCCACCTGCATACCGTCTTGCCCACGACCTTTTTCTTACCCCCCCGCAACCGCACAAAGTTGTCGAATTCAATCTCCAGATAACGAAAGCCAGGCAAGTTGTCAAACGCAGCATTCTTCATATCAGAACGCAACAATGTCCCCGCTAAATCGTATTCTTTGACCCAGACCTTGCTGTCCTGTGACAAATTGTTGGAAATGATTATGGACGGATACAAGGACGAATAATCATTGCATGAAACCGGGTCGTCCACATAAATACCACATTTCGGCGGCAAAACAATGGCCCCTTCGTAATCCGGACCGTCCCCACCACCGCCACCGTCCAATGCCGCATTCCCCTCTTGGGCGGTCAAATCGGGCATCAAAGTGCCACGCATGGAACAAAATTTTGCCAAACACGACGTCAACTTGATACCCTGTCCACGAAACACCAAGAAAGACATGGGCACATGACAAATACGCGACATTTCATTGTACGACGTCAATACATCGATTTTCAACAACAATTGGTGCACCAAATTGCAATCCTGAATACAATATTTGGCCACTTTGGCCCTTTCTTCAGATGTACCTGCCGTCATTCGGAAAATATCCTGCGGAGATACATCATCTTTCGCCAAACCCCAACGCACCGTCTTTTTCGCCACCAACAGACCCGGAACTTCATCCACACACCCCTCGACATCCATCCAACCCTCTTGCATATTCATCGCCGCCACCACGAACTTGGCACCTCCTCGCAACAAATCCGATGTATACGTCGACACCTCTAAATGAATACAATCCCCCACTTGCAAACCACGTAAATTGCGCGACACCAAACGTGTCATTCCCGCTACCAAATCAATACTACAGCGGTCTATTTTGTCGCAAATGAATTCCGTCGACACGTCGTCCAACTTGTAAGAGGAAAGGTTGAATTCACGACGGAAATAGGTATACAAGTCGATTTGAAACCGACCCACCATGAGCGGAAAACGCATGTCAAACGGCCCCGAAGCAATCACAATCTTTTTTGTTTCCAAGTCCCAATCACCATGGCGGTTTTCTTTTCCTCCCACGAATCCACGAATCCGCGACAATCGCAAAAACGGTTCCGCACAATCCAATTCACATGCCCGCTGAAACAAGAACTCGTAATCAAAACCAAAGATGTTGTAGCCTATCACCACATCCGGGTCCGTTGAACGCATCAAATCAACCCACCCCAACAACAATTCACGTTCGGAATCATACCGCATCACTTCCACCCCTGCAACGTCACCACACTCACGTCCCACCACCAAACAAACATTCCTGTAGGGCGTTTTCGAACCGTATCGCAAAAAGGTAGAACCAATGTACGACACCTGGTCACCATGCAGCGCCGGCAACCGCGTTTGCAACCAGGCCGTCAGAATCTCAATTCGCTTGTCACGTGTATCTTGTGTCGTGACAAGCCAGTCCAACAACGTTTTTGCATGGACTTGAACCATCTGTGCTGTACTATGTTTCTCATCGCATTCTTCTTCCTCGTCATCGTTTTGCCATACTTCCTGCTGCTGCTCATCTTCTTCGTTAGGCCCTTCGTCTCTTTCTTTGGACCCAAACCAATTGTCCAAGGAAGCGATTGCCGATGTGTTTGTTTCGACTTCCAAAGCATCACATACTACCCCCTGTAGGGCCTTTTCCAGACGGGTTTCGGACCAGGATTCCTTGGGGTAGACACGGTCGACGCCATCACAACGAGATAGTCCAAAGGCAGTTTTCAAGAGTGTAAGCAAGCGTTTTTCCATTTTGGGACGTTGTTTTTCCAATGTCATCTTGTATGTCCATACAGGGAAAATGTCGACAATTTGTTTGGCCAGCCGTTTGTATGTTTTCTTGGGCAGAGGGAAATCGCCATGACTACTCGTGGCTTCGATATCAAAACTACAAATGTGATACGGAACCCCTGTTTCCTTTTCAGGCAAAGGAAGAACAGAGGACGAAGGGCAAACGTATTCGTAGTGACAGGTAGTACGCCTAACAGAGGGGGTTTTTACTTGTTTCAAAGGAATGGATACCCAACCCGATGGAGATAAATTGTGCAAGTGGAAAAAGCGCAACAGGGGAGGTATATTGGACTCAAAGAGTTCCAAAGGATGTTTCAACATCTTGACGACCTTGGGTCGACGACGGTCTTCTCCCGCCACCACTTCATTGGCGAACCAGAGGTTGCGGACCTTGTTTAGAGTTGCCATATCGGAAAACACCACCTTGGCAAACAAAGTCGGCGACCCCGAACCAAACCCATACAAATCCTTATGATGCTCCCAGTCGATGCGCAGAATATGTGGGGCGAAGAATGTACCGACCTTGCTACGCAAATATTCCAACAATTGCCTTTTTTCGTCGGAACCCCACCCAGGCGCCACTTTGATGTAGAAAAACGGACGGAAATCACGCACCAACAAACAAGCGGTTTCGCCCTTTTCGTTGAGACCAAACAGATAGATGTCGACACTCCGTTTCTCTGCCGGCTTCTTGTTTTCTTGTTCCTCCTCTGAAGAAGAAGAAGAGGAAGAAGAACAAGAACTCTCCTCTTCTTCGTCCTCCTCGATTGGAATCCTACCTTTGACATCACAAATATGAAAATCAAAGAGACGAAAACTTTTGCATATCGTCTTCATATTGACCCCTTGTTCTTGTCTTGTCATAAGAATCATCATTTATTTCAATTTTACACTTTCCAACCTCAATACTGTATACAACATTGAAAATGTATACAACATTGAAAATGTATATAACATTGAAAATGTATACAACATTGAAAATGTATACAACCAATCCCCTGTAGGGTCTTTACGAAAAGGGTATAAAGTGAATATACATAGTAGGAATAATTGTAACAGAATGGATGAAAAGTTGAAGCCGCTTGTTTTGACGAGGCAAAAACGAATGACACCAGAACAATGGGAAGAATTCAAAAAATATTTACAGGAAAAAAATGAGATAAAGACAAACCAAACGTCTTTAACACAAACACAACAACAATCACAGCCAAATGATATCGATGACACCGTTGCAAGCAGTGGCCGTGTTTGATGGAAAAAAAATCAAAGGAGCTGTATATTTTATTGAAATCCCCCCAACGAACCATGTGCGTATTCGAATCTACCTACAGGGCCTGAAACCCAACAGGAAGCATGGTTTTCATGTGCATGAATATGGTGATATGACAGACAAATGCGAGTCGATGTGCGCTCATTTCAATCCGTACAACGAGCGGCATGGAGGTCCAGATTCCAAACATCGACATGTGGGAGATTTAGGCAATGTGCAGGCGGATGCAGACGGTCGCGCCAGGTACGAATTCGTGGATACGCAGATTCAATTGCGGGGGGCGAAGCGAAACATTCTAGGTCGTGGTCTCATAATACATGAGGATGAAGACGATTTAGGAGAGGGGGACAACGAGGCGAGCAAAAAGAATGGCAATGCGGGCAAGAGGTTGGCGTGTGCTGTGATAGGATGGGCTCGTCCTTAGCCAGGAGAGTACGTAGATAATTCCTGTCTTTTATACAAAGAAGCCCCTTATGAAAACATCGCGTATTACTTTTCTTGTGATTGTCTTTGTTATTTATGTGTTGGGCTTGGCACTTTATTGTTCTGGTAAAATGAGTATTTTGAACCCACATATCCTTCCTGTGGAAAGTATGGAGGGAACCAAAGGTGCCGTCGACGTCGAACAGGCCTTTCAAAGTTGCCCTAACCTTCTGTTGAAGCGTGGTAACCAACTGCTCTTGTACAATACAAGCCGTGGTCTACAAGAGGGCATCAACCCCCTTATTTTCCAATCCATGGAGCAATACCTCACCTATTACAATACAGCTAAGCAAAAGGGGAGTCCATGTGCACAATTGTATGTTCAAGAAGAGTATGATGCACAGGGCAATCAAGTGATGCGTGTACGTCCCAGTCCATTTGACATTGGGGGAGGACTGTCTAATTTTGCCGTGATTGCGAATCAAAACAACCAGTATCACATAAACCGAGCCAGTCCTATCCCGATTGAAGACGCTTCCAGAGATAACCCACCCTACAACCAAAATCTGTATCCAGGATTCGATGCTTCGTCGCAATACGAAGGAAGATACACGAGCCTGGACCAAGTGCATGACAGCACCATGAACCGAAACGGCGGTTCTTTGAATCCCATGGACCCCAATTGGGCAGGCGTCATGGAGACACAGCGTGCTGTTGATGGAGGCGTTTACGAAGATAACAATGTGTCCATCCATATCCCTTAAAATTTTTTTGTTTTCGAGAACAGTGCAAAAGGCTCTCGAAAACAAAGTACATGTAAAGTATAAACGGCGAAAACAACATGAATGAGGCCAACAAGGAAAAAACCCCTCCACAAACAGAGACACAAACAAATGGTTTGGAATCTGACATCCCTTCACAAGAACCAATTACACAACCAATTACAAACCCTCCTCTAGAACCAATTACACAACCAATTACAAACCCTCCTGTAGAAACAGCAATACAACCAATTACAAACCCTCCTGTAGAAACAGCAACACAACCAAATACAAACCCTCCTGTAGAAACAGCAACACAACCAAATACAAACCCTCCTGTAGAAACAGCAATACAACCAAATACAAACCCTCCTGTAGAAACAGCAACACAACCAATTACAAACCCTCCTGTAGAAACAGCAACACAACCAATTACAAACCCTCCTGTAGAAACAGCAACACAACCAAATACAACCATTCCTGTAGAAAAGGTTACACAACCGGTTCCTTCTACCTTACAGGGGATGAAATCAATATCTTTGGTGGAACCGACGGAGGTGTTTCATGTGTATGTGGAAAGCCATGACATTTTGATTTTGTTTTCGGGGGGTGAGAAGAAGAGTCCTGTTATGCATCCTTTTTTGAACGAAGAGACAACGAGGATTGTGTTTTCGAAGCGTACTCTTTATTTGGACGACACCATAGAAGAAATCAAGGCCAAGATTTTTGATGAACTGGTGACTACACTTCCTTCGTTGACATTGGAAGGTATGTATTTAGCGACGAGCATTCAGCAAGACCACAAGATGGATGTCTTATTTGAAGACTTGGCTGGTTCTTTGGAAGGAACGATTGGTCATGAAGCCTTTTTGCAAGTCGCCACCACCTTGGGCAACAATCCTCGGGATTTGGAAGAAAAATACAAAGAAGGACGCATTGGATGGGACATTTTTCAAACCATTCAAACTGACGAAATGCTTGTTCCTTTGGGATTTCATATCGATGTACCTCAATATGACATGCATCAAGCATCCACCTATCAATTCATCTTTCCGGTTGTGCCTACCTTTGTCTTTTTGAAAACAGACAAGATGCGGTTGCTTCCCCATTTACGCGATACTTTGTTGTCATATGGATTGTTGAAACGCAATTTGATTTCGGTATTTTTAGTGGAAGATGTGACAAAGGAAATGGTATCGGCTGCATTGGATAATGAGTCGTGGATACAGACAACGTACTACCCTGGATGGGTTCCTTCTTCTTCGTCGGCTTCTTACAGGGAGGATAGAAATGTGGATGCCATTCTTCGTCGCAACGATGGTTTGCAGCCTTTTTACAAAACTGCCCAAGCCAAGGAGGAAGGCGACCCTTTTTTTGTACAGGCTGGCAAATCGATAAAATATGTGGAATCGGGAATTACCGAGGCCGTGTTCTCCATTGTAAATGAAACTGATGTATTGCCTGCCTTGGACGATATTTTCAACAAGGTACATTCCACCAAAGAGGTGCCTCTTATCAAATGGAATGAAAAAGACCCCCTTTACCGCCTCTATACAGAAAATACCAAAACGCCTTGGTTGACATTTACCAAAATCAATACATTGGCACGCGAATTCTCACGCGATTTGGTGTTTTATTTGGTGCCACCCGATACATCGAGCGCCTTTTTGGTAGTAGTTATCCGTAAAAAAGGACATATGGAAGTTCATTACAGGGATGCCACAACCGTCCGACCCTTGGCACAACTCAATGATTTTCTACAAAAATATGTCAATCGTTTTATTCAACATATCAATGAAGCACTCTACTTGACCGGTTTTTCCTTTCCTGAACTTTCGTTTTTACAAGACGAACGAAATATCGTCATCAAAAAATTGGACACAAAAATTGTGGCAAAATACCCAACCCAAAATGAAAACATTCAAATCCAACAATTGCAATCTGTATTCGGCATTATTGACGACAACCCACAACAAGAATTGAAATTGCTATTGCGACGTGTTTCCAATTACAATGTGGAAGACGAAGTCAGAGAACGTGTCAAATTGTTGAAACATCAGCAACCCACGACACAAAAATACGGATTGGAAAAAATCAAGAAAAAACAATACATACCAGACGACGTCCTTCGACAAATCATACAAGAAGAAATTTATCCAGATGAAACCACCTTTCGACGTAAGAAAAGAAAAACTACCTCGCCAGTACTCGGTTCCCTTTACAAAGAAAATATTTCACAAAAACTCATTTTTCGTTTTACTGGCATACCCTCTTGTCAGTATTTACCACTCTTGGACATGTATATCGACTCTTTTCTCTTGTGGATTTATCTCCGCAGCAAATCCAACGATTTACCCAGCCAATGGAACGACCTACTCAACCAAGAAATCGTATATATACCACCCTTGATATTCGCTTCAGAACTCGGTGAAAATGATGAAGAACAAGATGAAGAAGAAGGAGAAGATGATGATGAAGATGATGATGAAGAACAAGATGATGATGAAGAACAAGATGATGAAAATATGGTAGAAACCAATGTCGTCGTTCCTCTTGCTTCTGAAAAACCAGAAGCGGTGCTGCCCCTACAAGAAGAAATTGTTGCAACACAAGAAGAATTACTTCCTCCTGTTTCTCAATCTTTACCTGCTTCTCAATCTTTACCTGCTTCTCAATCTTTACCTGCTTCTGAATCTATACCCCTCTCCACCGCCATACCCCTATCTAATGTCATGCCCAAAGTCGAAAGAACAGAACGACACGATTATGACGAAAATGACCTCGACAATATTACCGTTCCCACCGTCGCAGAACCCACAAACACAAACAATGCAGAAGAACCTTTTTCCACGTTAGAAGCAGAATCTGTAACAGAACCTTTTCCTAAGACACAAGCAGAAGAACCTTTTTCCACGACACAAGCAGAAGAACCTTTTTCCACAGAAACAGATATTCAACCAAACAATGCAGAAATCACTTTCCCAGAAGAAAATACAACTACTTACCCATCTACACAACCCCCTGTAGAGACTTTTCCAAACAGTGCAGAAACAACTTTCCCGGCCCAAGAGGAAGCAAATACACAACCCCCTGTAGGGTCTTTTCCAGAAAGTGCAGAATCTGGATTACCTAACCAACCTATTACCCCTGTAGGGTCTTTTGCAAACAGTGCAGAATCTGGATTACCTAACCAACCTATTACCCCTGTAGGGTCTTTTCCAGAAAGTGCAGAATCTGGATTACCTAATCAACCTATCCAACCTAATCAACCTATCCAACCTAATCAACTCAATACTCAATACCCTCCTGTAGGGTCTTTACCTGAAAGTACGAAAACGGGTTCGTCAGAAGGTTCGTCTGATTTTTCGTTTCGTTCATCCGAGGGTGGAGGAAAGGAGGGCAAGTATTCATTTTTGAGTCGTTTGCAGGATTCAGAAAAAAACGATGGATTTGTAGACAAGGTATTTTCTGACCAGGAGGGATATTCGAGAAAATGTTTGAAGCCTCATCAACCGGTGGTGTTGGACGCAGAAGAAAAGGCGATGATTGATAGCAAGGATGAGGCGATGGGACCAGGAAACAAGTCGTATACGGAGGCGATGGAATACCGAAACAAGTATTTCATTTGTCCGTTGTATTGGAATTTCGAAGAAAAAAGGAGTATGACGTGGGATGAAATACAGAAAAAGGGATTGCAATCAAAAATCATGCTATCATCAAAAGACGTGGAAAAGGAAATCAAGGAAGGTCGTTATATTTATTTTTTCAAGGACAAGGGACAAGCACGTGCTCAAGTTCATCCGGGATTCACCTTGCAAAAAAACAGTCAAGGGTCTTGTTTTCCTTGTTGTTATCCCAACAATCAATTGTTGGATATGGACCCTGTCACGAAGAAAAAGTTGAGCAAGGCGGCTGCCACCAAGCGTGATTCTTGTTTGAAAGAGTCTTTGGTGGTCAATCAAGAACAACAACAACAAGAAAAAGAAGAATACAAGGAAACAGAAAATGTACCGGTGCTTGCCAAAGGCAACAAACATTTTGTATTACAAGAAACCGATTATCCTTTGGAACCACAGCGATATGGAATGTTGCCTCGGATATTGTCCGACGTGTTGGATTTACAACATCGTTTGAAACGTAGTGACATACCTAAAAAACAATCCTTCCTCTTGCGTTTTGGCGTGGAAAACAAACCATTTCAATCCTTTTTGGCCTGTTTTGCCGATATGTATACCTATGCACAGGACCAACATAGAAATGCAAATACGAATCAATTGGTGGCACCATCCCCCACCATCCCCCTGTCACAATTCAAGAAATTGTTGGCGCAAAAGATTACATTGGATAAATTTGTGCATTACCAAAACAGTTCGTTGCCGTCGTTTTTCCGTCCTGAGAAGAAACATCAGGGTCAAGAGAGCTACGATGCTTACAAGGAAACGGTGTTTGCCAAGTCATTGGATTTGGAAACAGAAAGAGCCTTTTTCGAAGACACCATCGATGCTTACGAACATTTTCAAAAGTATTTGATGGACCCGAGCATCACTATCGACCACCATTTTTTGTGGGACGCCATGACCACACCCGATTTAGATTTGATACCCAAAGGTGTCAATTTGGTCATTTTGAACCAAGACCCCACTACCCCAGAACAGGTTCATGTGGTATGTCCTCCCAATTTGTACTCGTCGCAAAGTCATTTCGACCCCAAGAAAAGAACGGTCTTGCTTTCTCGTAGAAAAAAAGGAAACGATTGGGTGTATGAACCCTTGTATTATATCACACGATTCAAGGAGAATGGATATATGGTAGAACGCTGGTTTTCCAGCCAAGATGAAAAACCAGACATTACGGCTTTTCTACAAGTAGCAGAACAATCGTTAAAACAATGCAGTGGCGATTTACATCAACCGCGCAATTTGTTGTTGATGTCGACGTACGAATGGTTGCATCGTCTGAAACAACATTCGTTTCATGTCCATGCTCAGATTGTACAAAACCATTTTTGCGTGGGATTCAAAGTTTCTAAATTACCACACATAGAGGCTCTTTTCATACCCTGTGTTCGTTCGGCCTTGGTCGATAATCTACAACAGTTGCCAGTCAAGGAACGTGGTCAATATGCCAAGGATTATACAACGACATTGAAACGGTTGGCGGCCATGAGCAAGGAATTCAAGTTGCCTGCGTTGCGACCGAAACAAAAGATTGTCGACCGTGCCAAACAGGAAGTGGTGGGATTCGTTTTGGAAAACGAGTTGTATGTTCCGTTGGAACCGCGTACTGCTATGACTAATATTTTGGACAAGATTCCAATCAAATACAGTATGGATTTCTTTGAGGCGGATGCACAAATCTTTTCCAACAAACAGGATGTAGAACGACTGAAAAGCAATTTGTTTCAATTAGAAAGCGATTTTTATCGCCTCTTTATGTTTCAGTTACGACAAAAGTTGAACCAACGTGTCCATGCCCCCTTGCGCAAAGAAATCATCACCTTGTTGCAATCCAAAGAGGACGATTCCAAACAAAAGAAAATACAAGAATTGTTGCAAAAAGTGGCAGAAGATTATGCCACGTTTAAAAAAATAGAACCTGCCTCGCTGTACCAAGTAGCCAAAATACGTACCTGCCAAGATGCAGGCAAACAACCATTGTGTATAATGGCCAAGGACGGCACACAGAAATTTCTGTTTCCTGCCACCAACCTCGTAGACCCTGCCATCGATAACCAAAACCACTATTTCTCTCGAATCACCAACGAAATTCTACAAAACCAACGAATTCGACGCGTCATGCTACAACCCAATGTTCTGTTTTTTCAAGATACACCCCAATCCCTCGAAAAATACGATTCCGAAATCGTCGTCCTCGAATCCGAACTCAAACCACTCTTTGACTCTGTCATCGACTTTACTAGCTCCCACCCAAACTATTTTCGTTATCGATAATGTAACCTACTAACCCTAACCCTGTAAGGTATTCACAAATCTGTTTCATAAAACGTAGTAAAAACCCTTTTTATGAAATGAAACAAACCACCCTGTAAGGTATTCACAAATCTGTTTCATAAAACGTAGTAAAAACCCTTTTTATGAAATGAAACAAACCACCCTGTAAGGTATTCACAAATCTGTTTTATGAAGTAAAGGGGGGAAAGGATTTTTTGTTGTTTTCGAGGAATGTTTTCAAGCTAGTGTATTGGTCATTGACAATGCTGATAATAGTCGGATTCAATTGTGATATCAAAGCGGTTTCCAACTGATTCAAAGAAACAGTGTCTACATTGCCAAATCGATTCTTGATAGTGGATTGAATGTATTTGATGAAATACCCGGATTGAATCACACCGTTTTGCACCAACAAAGAACTTCCTGAAGGCCAATTGTAATTCGGAAAACGAATGTATTCATTAGTACTTGGTGCAACCAATCCCTCCTGTAAGGAGTATACAAAAGCAATTGCAAAAAATACCAATCCAATCACCAAAAAGACAAACATGTATTTTTTCAAAGAGACAGACATCTGTTATAGACCAAGAAAAACAAATGCAACAACAAGTCCTTTAGAAAATTGATTCATGGGTTGCCGTTGCGTTCAAAGAGTATAGAAAAGAAACATTTTATACAGTATACTTACCATGGTAAGAAAGTCTGCTCCCCCTGCTATTGCTAATGCATCTGCTAATACATCTGCTACTACAAATGCGCCCATCCCTACAGAGGTCATTGTAAAACAAATGGCTACGAAGGCCAAGAAGGCTGAGAAGTCTGTGGCTCCCAAGGCAGAGCCGGTGGTTATCGAGGCAGCCGCTCCGGCTGCCGAGACATCTATTGATGCTGCCGCTGTTCCTGCTGATTCCAAGAGTGAAGTGCTGCTTCGTTTTGTGGAATTCCAGGCCAAGTTGCAAAACTTGAGTAGTCAATTGTCTGCTGCTCGCATTGATTTCAAGTCATTGGAGAAGTTGGCGACCAAGGAAATCAAAAAGAGTTCCCGAGGAAAGAAGAAGCTTTCTGGCAACCGTCAACCTTCTGGTTTCATCAAACCGGCTCGTATTTCCGAGGACCTGGCCAACTTCCTAGGCAAGCCACTTGGTGTCGAAATGGCACGCACAGAAGTTTCCAAGGAAATCAACAACTACATCCGCCAAAACAACCTGAAAGACCCAGCCAACGGTCGCAACATCAACCCGGATTTGAAGCTCAGTAGTCTTCTCAAGTTGGAGAAAGACGACAAACTGACCTACTTTAACCTTCAAAAATACATGAAGCACCACTTTATTAAAGAGGTTGCAGCCACTGTATAAAGGCCTAGTGCCCAAATAGACCCAAGGCCCAAATCGACCCAAGGCCGAAATAGATAGTCAAGGCCAACAAGGACCCCAAGGCCAAGCAAAAAAAAGAATAACTCTGTTTCAAAGGTAAAACAGAGTTATTGACACATATTTTTATTGGATATTCTCTTCTTTGAATTTCACGGTTTTTCGCGCTTCTTCGACATCTTCTTCCCGTATTTCTCCCTCTTCAAGTTCTTCTTTTTCTCCGATTCCTTGCTTTTCTCCGATTCCTTGCTTTTCTCCGATTCCTTGCTTTTCTCGTATTTCCCCTTCTTCGTCTTCGTCTTCGTCTTCTCGTATTTCTCCTTCTTCGAGTTCTTCATCTCGGTTGGGTTTTTTCTTCATGGTGACAGTTTGCAGGGTAGGTTGTATGTCTTCCATGGTAAGGGTGTCTGTCGTTTCTTTTTCTTCTTCTTCTTCGTCTTCTTCTTCATCATTCGAATCGGATAAGCCATCATCTACGGCGAGTTGTCTTTTCATGACGAGGGTGGCTTCCACCTTTCTGTTTTTGCGGAAAATGAAATAGCGATTGAGAAAGGAGATACGTTTTTCCTCGGGTGTCATATCGAGAGCGGTACCATATTCGCTCACATTCCGCCCCTGGGCCGACGAGTCGGTCAGCTCCTGAAACAAATCCTCAAACATCCCTGTAGGGCTTTTCAGAGACGTTTTCGCCAAATCGAAACCATACAGCACCATCATCCTCTTGAAATATTCGAAATGTACCAAATATTCCGCAAATACCTTGTTGATGGTTTCCTGGTAGACATCAATACGCTTCCCCAACGAAGACGCATTGTTTTCAAAGACCGTGTCGGTAAACTTGCGTTCCATTCGAAACATAGACACAGTTTCCCCCTTGTATTCATATGTTTCCTCTAAGGAAGCACCTGCACCTTGCAGTTTGTTAAAGACAGTCTGGCCATCGTAACAGGTGCCAATGAAATAGCCTCCCTCTGCCGTCATTTCCGAAATATTACACAGAAACTCGTGAAACGTTCTCTTGGTCTCGAAAAAGTAATGCAGGGCAAATTGACATGAAGTTATATGGAATCCATTCGCCACCGCACCAAACTTGTCGCGGACTACCTTGGCATCCACATCCTTGGACTTGCCTCGCAACGTATCCACGATTTTTTTCGACTGCTGTGACGGAAACGCCTGACCGTCCAAAATATTTTTGCTCGAATCGCCCTGTAAGAAGATGGCACGAAACGGCTTGTTGCGATTGCGGGTGCGCCAGGTCACATATCGTTGACATGCTCCATCAACCGCATTGGTTATATTGTCACTCGCCACGTCAATACCCAACACAAATTTGATGCCGGTTTCTGTCCATTTTGCCAAATCCCCTGCTTTACCCACCGCCACATCCAACAAACATACCCCCTGTAAGGAGTTTTTGACATCCGGCGAAACCGCGTCCACCACCGTGCGAATCAACAACCACTTGACAAACCGGTTATGGAAATCACGAAGCGGCTTCATTCGCAATTTGACACGCTCGTCTTGCACTCGGTTGTAATACACTTCTTCACGGTCCAACAGAACAGGTACTGGCTCTTTTCCACACAACATGGCTTCCGTTACAGGGTGATGAATGGAATACCAGTTGGTATTGGCCACATCGTAAGAATTGCCGAAATTGTTGTTGCTGGCACGCAACTGCTCTGTCTTGTCATGTCGGACCTTGATGGGTTTCCAACGCCAATACTTGTCCGGCTCTGACAAATCATACCTGAATTCGACAATCGTATTCTCCTCCAAGGCCTCCCCCTCCTCCCCCTCACAGAAAATACCCTCGCCCACCATCGGCACCTTGCAGAAATAAGCATCCGGGTCATACGGGTCCTCCGAGGGCACAAAACGCATCGGCCTGTAACGACGCGCCTCCTGGTTCTGCTCCGGCAAACGGTCCTCCAACGCATACGAACACCACACCTTTTTCAAATCACGCTCCGGATTGTAACCACACCACAACGTAAGCGTCTTGTATGGTTGGCCATTTTCATAATACTCTACCTTGTCCTTGTTACCCGTACGGTCCTTGACCACTCTCACCAAGAAATCAATCGTATTGAATTCAGGCGGCTTCCACTTGAACGAATCCTCCCATGTCGTCTTGAAAACCAACGCCTCCGCCGAAATGATACCCGATACACCCTTGGTTGAAGGCGTAAAGATGAGCCCATCCGTCTCGTAATCGTAGTGCAACCCACCACGCGACTGCAACAAACGTCGACATCCTTCAAACATGTTATCCACTACTACATAATGGTCATTCAAAGGCAACCCCGGACCATAAAACGTCTTGCATACTACTTTCAAATAACAGTCGACGCTCTCGACCACATACGGATTCGATAAAGTCAACTGCGAACACACACCCCCCAACAAATACAACCGAAACGTATCCGACGAGATTTCACCCTGGTCCACCGTTTTCACAAAGGGCAGCGCACGACAGGAAACCCCATGCCGGTAATAAATATCAAAGGCGGCAAACAAATTCAAAAACGACTTGTCACGACCCATCACAATATGCTCCCCGTCCAACAATGTCAAAAACAACCGCGAATCCGATGTCGTCGAACCCGTGTACGAAATATTCATGTTCATGTCAATCAAATAAATTCGACCCGTCGATGCAATGAACAACAACTTGCGCTCCCCATCCGCCTTGTCCGTCACCGTATAGTTTCGCAATATCGATACACTCCCCTCCTTTTCCAAAGAAGTGGAACCCCCTCCCAAAGGACGCACATTGTCCTGCTGCAATGTTCGCGAAGATGGACCCACAAAATAACGCGCCCATCCCTTGGTTCCCTGATTCATAATCGCCTCCCACTTGGCCTGCGCTTCGTCCTTCCATAAACCATCCTCCCCCGACATGTTGTGCACCAATAACAAATACTCCTTCAACACATCGTCCAACTCCACATACGAAACCGGATACGCCGACCCCTGTAAGGCCTGGAAAATCAGTCGCATCGACTTTCTTAACACCTGCAACAAAACAGGTGCCTTGGAATACTCTGTCCCCACACCACAACGCGCATTGTCTACCTCCAACTCCACCTCATATGTAGGCAAAGAACCAAAGATACCCGACTCTTGTACCGTTAGATGCGGCGTTTTCGACATTTTTACAATCGTCAAATCAGCAAAGATGGGCCAATCCGGATGCGCAAAACGAACACGGTTCATATAACGAAACGTCTTTCGCACATTTTTCCAATCCCCCACCACCTTGGATGCATACCCCCCCTGTAAGGAAGCCACAGACGGCAACGGCGTGTCCTTTTCCATCTTGTACGACACACGAAACCGAAAATCATCCACATCCACATTCGACACCTCATTACCCGCCTCGTCCTTCGGCGTCTCCTTGGAAGTAATCTTCACCTTCGTAATTCCACCCTTTTCTGAACCCGGCTTCGAACCATGCTGCGGATTCTCCAACAAAGCCTCTAAACTATTCGTACGACTGTAGTCTTGTATCACATCCGCACCCGCCAACTCTACACGGACATCCCTCATGTTTTCGCCGTAAATACGCATCATTTGCTGCCCACGAATATTCCCCTGTAAGGGTGCAAAGCCAGCGGCAAACAATTGGCGTACTATGGCATCATAATGGTCACGCGTCAAAGGACGATGGGCCAAAGGAGGACGCGACTTGGGAATGGTATTGAAACGGACCTCGAGCTCAGAAACAGACCGCACCGATTGAGTATCCAATTGCGCAGGTCTTTGATTCAAATAGAATTGAATCATGTTCTCAAACGATGCATTCCGTTTCTCTACCTTTTTCATTCGGTTATTATACTATACCCCGTTAGTTTCCTTTGATTCAATTTTGCGTAGGAACAGAGGGCCTCGGTAACAAACCCATCACCCTCTTTCGACGACGACTCTTGGACTTTCCAACCAACTTGGCCCGAAACGTTTTCACAGGTTTCGGTGTATTTATCTCCGCACGAATATGTTTTTTGTAATAATCCATCAACTTTATCACCTGCTCCACATCATTCGCCTCAAACATAGCTACCCTCTTTCTTATCGTCGCCTTTATCGGCTTCCCAACTGGCACATTACCAACTGGCACATTACCAACTGGCACATTTGCAACTGGCATATTCCCAACTGGCACATTCCCAACAGGCACATTCGCCTTGGGACGTGAAAAGAATTGCAAGGGAGCAATCAAATATTGGTACATGACGACAAACAACACAAAGACGAGAACTGCACCAACAGCGCCCAAACCGAACAGTACATATTGAATCAAATGAGTAATCCCGAATTTATGAAAGATATCAAACATGACATTCGAAGTGAGCCCTGTCACCAAGTCAATACTGCCTTCCACATTGCCCATCTGTTGTTTCCCCCATTGGTACCAATTGTTGTAAAATTCGGCCGTTTCCTCTGCCGTCGCATTGTAAAACAATTTGGATGCTTGGGTCAAGTTTTTTTTGCTCGCTGCCTTGAGCGCCAAATTGGCAGCGTCCACTTCTTCCATGGCCACATGATTCAACGCCTCGTTGTTTTCCTGCTTGTTTCGTACCAATGTATCCGGGTCCAACTGAATCTCTTTCACCACCTTTTTTAACCCATTTGTCCATTCCATCAAATCCTTTACAAAATGAGTATTCTTGGGAAACATACCAAGCTGGTCAACATAAGCATACAATGAATCCAAAATATGCTGCTCCTTGGCATCCCTGTTTTCTTTGGACGAAATCGTATCCAACGCCATCGTCAACATCGTCGGCGAAACCGTCTCCAAGCCCTGAAATCCCTCCCCCTCCTTGTAGACCACCACCAAAGAAGGCAACTGATTCGTACACACACGCCGAACCGCTCGTTTCATATTTGTCAATTCCCTCTTGGCCACATTGGATGGTGTAACCCCCGTCACATACGACCACAATGTTACCTCTTGTGTCTCTTTGATATCATTCATGCTTTTGACCATGAAATCCAGATTTTCATCGCCACGCTCTGTAAACAATTCCCAACACTTTTCCTTCAATGCCTCCTTCGACACCTCCAACAATTGATTCAACTCCGTCATCATCTTGACCGTTTCGTCGGGACCCAAAATCATCGCATATACCCTCTGTAAAGTCGTAGTCAAACCTTGCACACCACCCATCTTGTCTTTCGACCTCGAAACCATCGCTGTCGAACCCAAACTACCCACCATCCAGGACAACAACAACAACAGAATCGACCCCTTGGAACCTATTCCTCCACCCGTCTTGTAAGATACTCCTTTCTTGTAAGATACTCCTTGATTGAAACCTATTCCTTTATTAAAACCTATTCCTTTCTTGTAAGATACTCCTCCCTTGACTTCCTTCACTCTTATACTTGTACCCAATACGTCCAACATCAACACACAAAGCAGATGCATCAAAGCATTGTGACGTAAAAAAATATTTTGCACGAGCGGGGCGAGAGGAGAAGAATTTGTTACAAGATAATCGGCAAACACAGACATATCAAGATGATAGCGCGCATGCAAATCCCGTTTTTGTTCCAAAATGTGTATGGCTTCCTTCATCAAACCATCCATGGCCTATACCTTTTCACTACAAATTCTCCATCATGGTCTTTTGACGGTGACAATTCGGACACAATGCAGCCAAATTGTCCACGTGATTCGACCCCCCTCGGTCCAATCTCACTATATGGTCAATCTCATATGTCGCCGACAACATGACCCCACATTCCTTGCATGTCCACCGCTGCCTCGCCGCCACAAATTTCTTCTTCGTCTCCGATACCGAACGCTTCGCCACCCGCTGACCTCCTACCTCAACACCCCCTGTAAGGCCTCCTACAGACCCTGCATCCAAAGGAATCACAGGAATATTTACTACATCGTCCACAAAACTATGCTTGGCAGTAAAATCCAAAATCGGCGACAACAACCGCGATGTACCACCGTCCAACGGCATGTACTTTAAATACTCATTCGTCGTCTCCAACATACTTCGCGCCCTCATCGGGTCCTTACGCAATAACCAACATAAAAACAAGGCACCCACAGCAATGCCGGCAATTTGCCAATATTTTTTCTGTTTGAGGAGCCACTGTGTATACTTGCCTTCCGTATAAATATGAAACGCAGCCACCCCCGCCAACAAAAAAATCAGAATTTCAATACGCATATCCCTCTACCTTGTCGCCTTATTTTTCTGGTATCGATACAATTCAATGATTCTACTACTCATACCTCAAAATATATATCAAAGCAACCACCGACGAAACGAAACAAAATGAATCATTGAAAATATATTCTATCGCATAAATAAAATATATTTTTTTCTCTTTTTTGTTGGTTTTTCTTTACACCTCTGTAGGATATTTTACATATTTTTTTGTAAAGAAACATATAATGAAGAAAAATATTTTGAAATCACTTGTTTTTGTTTTCATAGTAGTCATCGCTATTGGTTTTTTATTGTCGTGGATTTATTCGATGAATTATGAAACTTATGTAAACAATAGTAATAATCCTTTGTTCACCAAAAAGTTCAACATCGATGACATTTCAAAATATTTACAATATTACAAATTTGATGATGACAGTGTTAGAAAAGATTTTCAAACATTACAAACGATTCAGTCATATGCAAATAAGTATTGTCCAGATTACCCAAAATATACCTACCAACAACTATTTCAGCGAGAAGATTTATGCAAAAGCAAATGTATATATGACTGGATTCTAAAAGATTACCAGAATCGGTTCCAATGGAATGACAAAGGAATCATTTCGGAAATCAGTGAGGTTTATTTTGACGATGTTTTGCAAGTGAAAGATTTGATTAAAAAAGAACGTCCCGAGAAATGGTCGGAAAAATTACACATTCAAAATTTTGAAAGCCCTTTGAAACTAGAATCGGCAAAGTCTTATGCCATGCCGTCAGGACATGCTATTCTAGGTCTTTTGTTTGGTTTCTACTTGTACAAACTTCACAAGGAGTATTTTGATAACAATGACATGGAAAGGAAGAGTTTGGCTCGCCGTTGTTTTGGTATTGGTGTACGTAGAATTATAGGAGGTGTGCACTTTCCAGATGACATTCGTGGCGCTTTAATGTATTGTTACTTAGTTATGCAAAATACAACAGAAAACACCGAAACAGAGGGACATTTCCAAGGTACCGACAAAATGTTAGAAGAGTACTACATTCTCGTTCAAAAATTAGACAGTGATGAAGGAATTAAGTCACTTTTGACCGATATTGTACCAACTAAATAATCATTAAAAATAATATTCTGTATTTGAAAAAAAGGCAATTGTATATAATAAGTAATGAACACGCCGAGTTTGTCACAGAGACAAAAAAGGAATAGAAAGAAACAAGGTAAGAGCCCTTCAGGAGATGTATACAATACGCCTTTGGTGTCTCAACTGGAGCCGTTGAAAGAAGGGTTTACGATACAATCCATGAAAACAAAGACGGCGGAGTTGAATCAACAATGGGACCAGGTAACGTCAAAGTATCATGAGTTGGAGAAATCGGTAAAAGACTTTGAGCCCATAGAGAAGAAGAATTTGCACAAACAACAGTTTTTGTTATCTTCTCCTTCGCAGTCTTTTTCACCAGATTACCAATCTGTTACCAAAGAAATAAAAAAAAGGGAGCAAGCGGCGGACCTAAAAATGAAATGGCAAAAAGACGCTATTGAAATGGGTGAACAGTATTCAAATCTCATTTTATTGGGTCTTGTTTTTGTTGCTGCCGTCATTTTATTCCTCATTCTCTATTTCATGTAGTTTTTTCTCGAGCTTTACTTCAAGAGATGACTACCCCGCCTTTTTTAAACCAGCCCTTTCCCACATTTATCGATATGTCGAACAAAATCATGGATTTACAACAAAAAGCAAGTAATACGTCTGCGCAGTGGAATACAGTAACAAACAATTACAAGGATTTGAAAATGAAAGTGGCTACCTTGGCTCCTTTGGAGACAAAAACAATGGGAGTCCAGTCGGCGAATGTACAGTCATTGAAAATGCAGAAACAAAAAGACATTGTCGCTCAAATGGAACAGGACAACAATATTCTTATCCTCACTGGCGTTGGCCTTGTCATTGCTGTTTTGTGTGCCATCACACTTTACCAAAAATAAATACTAAACATTTTTACAAAAAGGAGTCTTGCAACTTTTTGTAAAAGAAAAGTATGGAAACCACGGCCGTAGCTACCATCGTGTTTATCTACTACGCCATCCTTTTTTTCGTAAGCGAAATATGTGTCATCTCGGAACGTCGTTATGAAAACGACGATGAATAACAGAAAGACTACATATCATGGTACATAAAAGGCGGCAGTTCCAATTGCTTGTAATTACGGTCATGATTCAACGGCTGCGTCAACGGTGTCACCAACGTACTCTGGTCCTTCAAATATTGTTCATATGACTGGGCCGACGAATAAAGCTGGGGCACAGCATAATTCAATACCTTTTGATTCAAGTCCGCTACTTGTGTTTCTGTTGGTACGGTAGGAGAAAAGGTGGCATGACTCATGAAAATACTGCGCATGATGATACTCAAATTGTCTTTGTTTTGTGGCGGGACCAGATAACGATTGTTTGACAAGGCCGACACACCTGAACTCATTCCATCCTGTAAGGCCTTGACATTGTCGTTGCTAAAGAACTGCTTCGACAAGTCGTTGGGTTCAAAAAATCCCTGCATCGCATCCTGGTATGTACATCCACTCAATTTGTTCTTGTTCGCCACTCTGGCAAACATTTTAAAGGGCGCTTGCGGGTCCTCTGGCTCCAACACAGCGACACGACCATTGTATCCACCTTCTGGAATCACCTGCGAACCACAACCACCACCATAACAATCCTTCAACACACTCGGATACCACTTTTCACTAGACATGGTTGAAAACCCTTTGTAATACACTTATCATCGAAAAAGTATCCTGTACTCACCAAGTTTCACAAACCACCCCTGTAAGGTATTTCTAAGCTGTTTTCCTACCTGGATTTCCACGACCCTACAGGGAGTATATGAATGACACAAACCACCCCTGTAAGGTATTTCTAAGCTGTTTTCCTACCTGGATTTCCACGACCCTACAGGGGGTGTATGAATGACACAAACCACCCCTGTAAGGTATTTCTAAGCTGTTTTCCTATCTGGTTTTCCACGACCCTACAGGGGTTGTATGAAAGGGGTTAAAGAAGACGTTGTCCGAAGAAATAAGAAAAACAATGTCTTTGCCGGATTTGGAGAATTACAAGCAGCGTATAGAGCGTTTGGGTATCAATTACCAACTCGAAATACTGCAAATTTTGATGAAAAATGGCATCAAAATCAACGAGAACAAGACGGGGATTCGATTGAATATGGGAATTTTATGGAAGGAAAACCAAGAGGTGTGGTGCAAGATGGTGGAGTATTTGGAGTATGCGGAAGAAAAAGAGTCGAGATTAGAAACGGTGGAATCAGAAAAACAAGAAATCACCAGTGTATATTTTCATTGAAGCGACAGAAATTCTGTTTCTGTTTTTCATTTGAAAAAACTGTTTTTATTTGATTTAAAAAAAGTTTTTTTATGTGCGTCGACGATAAAAGAGGCAATAGGCGGCTGGTCCCACTATTTCTTGTAAATCCTTTACAGGGGTGCAAGTTGCATCGTTGCAGAGAAACCAAGACCCTGTCATGGCATTTTTGACATAGGCGTAATAGTGTCCTCCTTGCATTTGACCTACATGACAGGCAACTCCATAGAGGTCATACAGTGATTGTTTGGAATGTATCATATAGGGTTTCATATCGAGGACATCAGTAAAAACACATAATTGTGTATTTTTACGTCGTGCGTCGTGAAATCGTTTCAAACACAGGACCAACAAAGGCGGAACCTTCCATAACTGAATCGATTTATACACGGGTTCTTTTTGTCCAGTTGACTCGTTGAACCAGGCATTGTCGCCCTGCAATCGTTCTTCTGACACATACTGGGCCAGCGATTCGGCCAATGATGGCATGACGGCGAGGTCCAGTGTCATAAATTTTTCCGGTTTGGAAGATACAACTTGGTTGTTGTCGTTGCGCAAAAGGGACAAGTAGACACCATGAAACAAAGCATCGACTTCGGAATACTCTTTGGCATATTCTTTTTGTAAAAAAGTATAGACTTGGAGGGCCTGGGAATCATGGTCCGAGACCACCTGGCCACGAATCACCACCTCCATCGGCTTCGAAACCGCCTTGTGCAAATGCGATAGGAAAAAATGCAGAAATTCAGAGAAATCGTTTTGATTCCATCCAGAAAACAATGACCAGGCAGGGTCACCTTCCGACAACTTGTGTACCCAATACACAAACCGACGTGGCTGAATCACCACCTCTTCTGGATGCCGTTTCCACATTTCCATCATCAAAAGACGCCACTCTAACCATAATGTTGCCGAATTTCCCTCCTGTGGATTGAATTTTTGCAATACATCATTCAACTCAAACGAATGCGCCATGATTTGCAAACATGTATTCAGAAAACACGTATTGCCTAGATTCGCCAAACCTGCCGTTTTCGTTTTCATATAAGACACTATCATCTATTATAAGAACAGCGTTCAAACTGTTGTAAGGAATACATAATACGTTGATAAAGATACTATGAGCCAAAACGCAGCAAACCAAATGGTCGACCTGTTTCGTATGTACCAAGAAAATATGAACCTCTTTCTACGTCATCCGTTTTTTATATCCACACACCCACAAACCATTCCAACAACAACAACGACACAAACTATTCCGACAACAACAACGACACAAACTATTCCGACAACAACAACAACACAAACCATTCCAACAACAACAACAACACAAACCATTCCGACAACAACAACAACACCTCCTGTTAGGCCTTCTCTAGCGGGTATTGACAATATCATTTCTATTCAGTACGAACTGCCTATGAATGAACCTTCTGTTGAACGACCGCGTTTTCAAGATGTCGCCAATGCGTTGCAACTCTTTGTGTACGACACTGACCATCCATCTGATGAAACGGTTGACCCCATTAGCCACAATGAGTTCCAACATGGCGACATTCTTTGCCGTATTCTTGCTTGCCAACATACTTTTTCTTACAAAGAACTCATGCAGTGGCTTGATGTATCTGCATCATGTCCTGTTTGTCGCACACGTATTCCTGTGACCACTTCGAGAAGACCTCCCTCGGAAGGTCAGAATGCTCTTTTGCAACTGTTGCGTGCCTTTTTACCGAGTGCTGGTGGAGAAACGGGTGTGCAACTGGAAGAATTCTTGCCGGTGGATGAAGTATCCTGATTTATCCAGACAGTTTGTAAGAATACAAATGGTCTAAAAACAATGCTACGAGCATGGGAAATTCCCATGTTCTGACGGGTGATGCATCTTTGCTTTTGTTGAAAAATACACTTCGAACAAAGAGTATTCCCGAAACAAGCATGGTACTCAGCAACAAAAAGAAAAACAAATTGTATAACCACATATCCACGACATTCTTGTCCATTCTATACAAAAAGAAACATATTATTTGTACACCTCTTTTCTGTGTAAATAATGTAATCAACGAATTTTGGAGACACTTTTCGATTGTTTTTTTCCGAGAATGACGAGTACCAAGAAAGCCATGGCCGCTCCTAGAAAACCCAACAGGGTAGGCATGGGTATATTGTCTTGGTATGTCATCATGGATTCGATAGCTGAATCATCTTGGTCGAATACAATTTCACGAGTATCTACCATTTTCATATCATAGCCAAACAGTTGGAAATCTTTGGCATAAAAGTCGTTAATCATACGAATGGAAACTTCATTTAGGTATTTGTCATATTCGATGGTCGGATTGTCACCACGTGCTTTGTTGATGCGGTCATGGTTGTTGAAATCGGGGAAACCAAGGTTGGCCAAATCTTGTTGCACCGTTTCCAAGTGAACAATTTCAATGTCGGTATTGACTTTGCCTTGGTCATCCACAATGAATTCATATTGAGGAAGCTTGTGATTGTCAAACAAACGAGGCGATTCCAAATAAGCACGCAGGGCCTGGGCAACTTTTTCCGGCGAGGCACTGGGGTCAATGGCACCAATGTAAAACAATTCGGAAATGATACGGTCATAAGGATTGCGAACAAGGGCAATGATACGTATGCCATTTGTTTTGATTCCTAGCTGTTTCTTCCTTCGAAGCAAGTCACGGGAAACAATGTGTTGGTAGGTGGATTTTTCACCTTGAGCGCCCGGACCAAAGAGAGAGGAACGGTTCAACGGAATGTTGTAACGCTGACTCAAGTAATTTTCAAAACTACTTCCTCCTGTTTTCGGAATGTGTACAAACAAAATATTGACGTCGTTGTCACCCCCCTCGTTTCGATAAAAATAAGGCATACCCCCTGTAAGGCGTTTTATACTAGTGTCAGAAATTGTAAAGAGACAGAAATTGTAAAGAATCACAAATTTTGTAAAAAGACGATACAACAAAAGAAGCACAAAGGCCTCTTGTAAAATAAAGACATACAAATATAAAACCTTTTCATGAGTGGCGCAGGAGGCATCTTGAATTTGATATCCCAAGGCAACAACAACAAAATCCTTCTAGGGAATCCATCTATCCATGTTTTCAAAGCGAAATATGTCAAGACGCGCAATTTTGGAAAACAAGCTTTTCGTATTGATTATGACGGCAGCCGCGACATTCGTCTCACCGAACCTTCTACTTTTCAATTCACTATCAAGAACCATGCCGAACTTCTTCTCGACACTTTTTTGTGTATCAATCTTCCTGACATATGGAGCCCCATTTATGGCCCCTGTTCCGAAACCAACTTAAAATGGGCGCCCTATGAATTCCGTTGGATTGAAGACATTGGTAGTCAGATGATTCAGGAAGTCTTGGTGACATCGGGTTCCTTTATCATTGGCAAGTACACGGGAAACTACTTGAGCAATGTTGTCGACCGCGATTTTCCCAGCGAGAAAAAGGACTTGTACAACCGTGCCTCGGGTAATGTAGCCGAATTGAATGACCCTGCCAATGCATTGGGGCGTACCAATACTTATCCTTCTGCCTATTATTTCGACCCCCTGTTGGGTGGTGCCGAACCGTCTATACGTGGTCGCGAATTGTATATTCCTATCAACACATGGTTTACGCTCGATTCCAAATGTGCTTTTCCTCTCATTTGCCAACAATACAACGAACTGATGATTACGATTACGTTGCGACCCATTCAGGAATTGTTTCGGGTCCGTGACGTCTTTGATTTCACCAATCAGTATCCATATATGCAGCCGGATTTCAATGCACCGCAGTTTGGTATGTACCGGTTTCTGCAGACGCCTCCAGCGGTGGATATTTCACCCTCGAGTTATGACAACAAGATTCAAATATGGAATGCAGATGTGCATTTGATTTGTGATTATGTATTTTTGTCTACTGAGGACACACAGGATTTTGCGACATCGGAAAATGTCTATTTGGTGAAGGACGTTTACGAGTACCTGTTTGAAAATGTAGTGGGTAGTCAAAAGGTACAATTGTTGTCCAATGGACTCATTAGCAACTGGATGTTTTATTTTCAACGGAACGATGTCAATTTACGAAATGAGTGGACAAATTATACCAATTATCCGTACAAGGCGCTCCCTCACAATGTTCTAGCCGCACCGATTCATGACACAAACAGTTTTTATGATTCTGATTTGCAGGTCAATATTGGTCCTGCTTTGAATGCAGACGACACGAATTCGGGGATTTTCATAACCGGTCCGGCCAGTGTGTCCAATCAACGTGAAATCCTGCAAACCATGGCGATTGTCCTCGACGGCAATTACAGAGAAACGACCTTGACAAGTGGGTACTGGAACTATGTAGACAAATACCGCCGAAGTGCCGGCGCCGCCAAAGATGGCCTGTATTTCTACAATTTTGAACTGGATACGGGAAAATACCAACCCACTGGTGGAGCCATTAATTTGAGCCGGTTTCGCGTCATTGAATACGAATTTACCACATATGTTCCACCCATTGACCCTGTAAGGTCTCAACAAACAGTGGTGTGCGATTTGTGCGGAAATCCTATTGCCGTTTATAAATCCAATTGGCGATTGTATGATTATACATATAATTTGATTGTCCAGGAAGAACGGTACAACATTTTGTCGTTTATGGGAGGATACTGTGGGCTCATGTACGCACGCTGATACAACCATATTCAACCCCCTTTTTTTCATGACATAGATTATATTGACCACTATATCATGAAAATAAGTTCCGTCATCATTTTTATTTCAATCATTGTGGTCTTTGTTTTAGGAATGACGTTTATGAAAAATGGGAACCCCTATTTAGAAGGTCTCGACGACACCACACCTCCCGAAAGTACCGGACCAACGCCTCCCGAAAGTACCGGACCAACGCCTCCCCAAAGTACCGGACCAACAACGCCTCCCCAAAGTACCAAACCAACAAGGCCTCAACCTACTGGAACCACATCACCTAACCCTGTAGTAAAAAATGCACCTGCACCTTCTGAAAACGATACCATAGACTGGGATAAGGAATTTGGTGGTGCCAACAATTTGTCTTTCAATGTTCCTTGTCCGAGTGACCCTTTCATACAAACCAGCAATGAATTGAGCCAGACGTTTCAATCTTCCTTTAAAGGAATGATGGCACCCCTCATTGAACGCGTTATGGACAATATCAGTCTGTCTGTGCAGCGAGGTTTGGATACTTCGAACCAAAACATGCATGATTACATCAAAAAATCGCAAATCGTCCCCAATGCTTTTCCTTACCAAGAATCGTGCAATTTATGCAATTCCGTCAATGGTGTTTGTCCTAACTGTGGAGGGAATGGTGGCAATGGTATCTTGGGTTCCGGTGGTACTTATCCTTATATGGTGAATGCCAATGGACAGATAGTGCCTTTTAATTCTTCGGACATGAACATGGCCGATTTCACAAAATTATTGAAAGAATCAAACTCACTAGGAGGTGTCTCAAACAATTTGATTGGTACTGCAGGATACACAGCAGACAGTCTGGCCAATGCAGCTGGAGGCATCGCAAGTACAGCTGGCAACACAGCAGGCAACTTAGTAAATAGTCTGGGAGGTACAGCCGGCAATTTGGCAAATACTGCAGCTGGTGCCGTCGGTGGCCTCGCGAATACGGCTGGAGGTATCGCGAATACCGCCTTGGGAACTGCAGGTGGTCTGGCCAACTCAGCCATTGGCGCCGGAACTGCTTTGGGCACAGGATTGGAAAGTTTGGGTGGCAAAGTCGTTGATTCGGCCGGCAACATTATCAACTCTGCCGGACAAATTGTAGGCAATGTAGCCAACGGTACTCTGAATACCATCAGCAATCTCGCCAACAGTGGCTCTCAACAAGGTGGTTCCAACAATTCTCAACAAGGTGGTTCCAACAATTCTCAACAAGGTGGTTCCAATAATTCTCAACAAGGTGGTTCCAATAATTCTCAACAAGGTGGTTCTAGTGGTACACAAGGTTCTAGTGGTACACAAGGTTCTGGTGGTACACAAGGTCTGCAGTCGCCCATACCGGGAGGTGGTTCAGATTTTTATTCTTCGTTTGGTGCTCTCTCACCCAAAGGTGGTGACTACCTACCACTCGTTGCTGATTTTAGTGCCATGATGAAATAATAATATGAATACAATCATTTTGTTGTTGTTTCTTTGAAAGATTTCCGAAAAAACAACAAACCACCCTGTAAGGAAGTAAAAAAAGGGTGTCAAACAAACAACAAACCACCCTGTAAGGAAGTGACAAAAGGGGTGTCAAACAAACAACAAACCACCCTGTAAGGAAGTGACAAAAGGGGTGTCAAACAAACAACAAACCACCCTGTAAGGAAGTGACAAAAGGGTGTCAAAATGGTTGCATATGATTCAAGATGTTGAATTCATTTCTGTTTGAACGAGACGCAAGAGGATTTCTTTTCTTTGTTGTCGTTCTTGTTTTTTTTCTTGGATGCGTTGCAACAAGTCGACATCTTCGGTTTCTACTTCACAATGACTACGCAGAGTGGGTAATGACAAGAAATAGACAACTCCACCAAGGAGCAAGAAAGTCCATACTATCCATGATAAATACATTATTTCTTACTCTTAACCAAGAAGGATTGTATTCGTATTTACCGCAAGAGAATAAAGAAAGGATAAAAAAGAAAGGATATGAAACTTGTTTCTGCCGCCAGTGAAAACCACGCCCTCTCTTTGCATCAATTTCTTCGTTCCGTCTTTCGTCATATTCCTAACCCATTGGATACTGTCCTTGTTTATGACCTCGGCCTTCTTCCTTCCTCAGTCGCATCTTTGCAGGAAGAATTCCCTGGATTGCGTATAGTGATTTTTCCTTTTGCTTTGTATCCCGACTATGTTCAAATGGAACACGAAGCTGGTTTTTATGCTTGGAAACCCCTCCTGTTGTCCTTGGTAGCACAAGAATTCCCATTGGAAAATCTCATATGGATGGACGCTGGAAATATAGTAAAAGATGACTTGCAGCGCTTAAACCAATTCATAACAGTCAATGGCGTATTTACTGGTGTTTCCATAGGAGGTATCGATACATGGACTCATCCCACCACCCTAGAGAAAATGAAATGCCCACCGGAATGGTACCGTCTACCCAACCGGAATGCAGCCTGTGTAGGATTCTGCTTGACACGGCCCTATGCTGTCAAATTGTTGCAGAACTGGTCTAATGCGGCTTTGCGTAAAGAATGGATTGCACCAGAGGGATGCAGTCGATTAAATCATCGTCATGACCAATCGTTGTTAACTGTGTTGTTTTACCGGTGTTTGCATGACCATCCTTTTGACACGTTTCCTTATTTAGATGGGTTAGGTTATACAATTCACAACGATTGTGATGATGTAGAAAATTGATTCAAAAGGAACCAGATTGACATAAATAAAACAACGTCCATGCCGCAACAAAAGAATATCGTAAAAGAAGTGAAAAAGTCGGAAAAGTCGGTTGCAAAGCAGCCTATCAAAACACGAAAAACTAAAACAATTCCAACCCCGCCTTCTTCGGTGTATGATGACGATGACGATGACGATGATGATTCCTTCTGGGCAGAAGAGGAGGACGAGGAAGAGTGGGAAACGGAAGAGGAAGAGGAGGAGGAAGTACCACCAACGTTGGTTCCCAAACGAAACCGAAGAAGAGTCAAGGAAGAAGAAGAGGAGGAGGAAGAAGAAGAGGTAAAGAAACCTCGTCGAGTAAAAAAAAACATAATTGTCGACGAAGACGAAGAGGTCCCTGTAAACAAAAAGGGAAAGGGCAGCTATTTGGTATTCAATATTCAAGACAATGCGGTCGACGAAGATGACGAATACGACGACGATTTGGAAGAATCGGACAATGACACAGTGGATTGCCTGAGCGAAGACGAGCGCGTGTTTATGAAAGAGCATTACGAAAAGATTGAGGAACCGTCAAACATCAAACAGAAAAAAGGCAAAAAAGAACAGGCTGTGAAAGAAGCCAAAGAGGAAGAGGAAATTCCTCCTGTACCCCCGAATGTCGAAGAAGAATACAAACAACTGATTGAAACCAAACGCAACCTGGTTTCCGAACTCAAAAAACGCCCCAATCGCATTTATGAAAAGGCCCTACAGGAATGCAAGGAAGACATCAAACGATTGGTACGACACGGGAAACGCGACAATGTACGCAAATACCACGAACTAGTGCATCGTCCAGAAAATGCCATGAACGAATACAAGTATTTCAAGAAGCATTTGTCACACCAAGAACAGCAGAAAATCATCCAAGACTACGAAAAGGTGCAACAACAAAACAATTTCCAGAAACCCTACCGTATCCGTATCCTCGAATCCAACATTTCCCCCCAACTCAAAGACATTGCCCTCCATAAATTGGACCAACTCAACGAAATGATGCCAGGCGACCCCGAATACCACAAACTCAAAACATGGATTGACACCTTTATGAAAATCCCCTTTGGTATCTATCAAAGCATCGACATCAATGTCGCCCGCGATGGCCTCGAAGCATGCAACGACTACATGACCAAAGCCCAACACATCCTCGATGAATGCGTCTACGGTCTCGAAGAATCCAAACTGCAAATCATGCAAATGTTGGGACAATGGCTCACCAACCCAAGCGCCATGGGGACCGCCATCGCCATCAAGGGAAGCCCCGGCACCGGCAAAACATCCCTCATCAAAGACGGCATCAGCAAAATCCTCGGACGCGAATTCGTCTTCATACCCCTCGGAGGCGCCAGCGACTCCAGCTATCTCGAAGGACACTCTTATACCTACGAAGGGTCGTCGTGGGGCAAAATCGTGCAAACCATCATCGACTGCAAATGCATGAACCCTGTCATTTATTTCGACGAACTAGACAAAGTTTCCGAAACCGCCAAAGGTGAAGAAATCATCGGTATTCTGACGCACTTGACGGACACAACACAGAACATGCAGTACACGGACAAATATTTCTCGGAAATTCGTGAATTCGACATGAGCAAGTGCCTCTTTATCTTTTCCTACAACGACGAGACCAAAATCAACCCCATTCTGTTGAATCGTATGTACGTCATTCAGACCAAGGGCTATACAGCCAAGGAAAAGATGGTCATTGCCCGCAAATACCTTTTACCCAAGATTTGTCAACAAGTTTCCTTCCAAACCGACCAAGTCAATCTACCCGACGACATCCTCAACTACATCATCACCAACGAATGCCTCACACAAAAAGAAGACGGTGTACGCAATCTCAAACGTTGCCTGGAAATCATTCACACCAAACTCAACCTCTATCGTGTCATGAGCAAAAACAATGTGTTTTTCGAAAAGTACAAGGACATACCCAAAGACATTGAATTCCCCGTCGAAGTCACACGACAACATCTCGACCTCCTCATCAAACCCAACGAAAACCTTCTTCCCACCTACCTCGCCATGTACAACTAACCATCTGGAGTGGTTTCATACATCTACAATAAAAATTCGTTTTTTACAAAATATATACCCTTTTGTAAAAAACCATAATACAAACCCCCCTGTAAGGCCCTTTTAAAACCTTTGTTTAAACCCGTGTGAAATGACAATACACCCCCTGTAAGGCCCTTTTAAAACCTTTGTTTAAATCCATGTGAAAACCATAATACAGCCCCCTGTAAGTAAGTCCTCAAACACCTTACAGGGGGTTGTGTTTTTCATATTGTGATAAAATGACGACAATAGGAAAAAATCAGTTTCTAGTCTATGATGGACATATTGTTGAATACAAAGCTTTTGTTGGGGTCACTACATTTTTTATTCTCTTTGCTGTTTTTTTCTTATGTCGTCTTCGTTCGTCAAAAAAACAGCACCGATATTCTTTACCTCTTTCTCAGTATCGCTCTCGTCATTCATTGGATACTACTCAACGGCGAATGCATCCTCTCTTATTGGGACAAACTCGACTCCAATCCGTACTACGTAGCCGGGTCCGACATTAGCAACCTACAAGATATTCTCCGCATTGGCATTTCTGTACACACACTCCACAATATTTATACCGTCTTTTTCTTTGTATGGGCTGCCTCTATTTTTGTCACCTTTGTACGCAATGATGTTCCTTGGCCCCTCGTCGCCCTTTTCTTTTTCTTTTTTGTCCTGTTTGTCCTCTCCGTTCGCCTTCTCCCCCACAACTATTTGGACTCACGCTTCCGCTTCGTTCAAGCCATTTGCACCATCGGATTACTTATTTCCACCCTCTGGCTCTATAGTTGGTGGACACGACGACGACGACGATTCTAATAACTTTTTTACATGATGGTAACGTAACAATTCCGTCGAATCATACATATCTGGGTACTTGTATGCCTGAAACCACTCTCGCATCGTTTCCAACACCTTTTCGTCAGGAATCAACCGCCCAAACATCACCTCACGCTTCAACATATTTTCTGGCGCCTGTTTCTTCATCTGCTCTCGGTCCTGGTTTAGAATCGAATAGGCCATCGCATAGACCAATGGTCGCTGCCACGGCTTCACATAGTTTTGCGCCACCGACACAAACCACTTGGTGCGTTTGGGACCCACGGGCAAAAAATGCACCCCCACAATCAAATGATTCTTCTCACCAAATGTCACTTTGGACCATGTAAACGAAGGATACTCGTAATGATGATAATTTCTCGTCCTTCTCATACTATCTCCACGCATTGTCACCTTGGATGACAATCCCTCGGAACAATAATCAAAGGACAAACCCACGGCCCCTCTGCATCCTTTTTCCCCCAAGTCTTTCGACTCATGGTGCACTATGTTGCTCGGAGGCACCGGACTCCCGAACCCAAACAAATTCTGATGCACATACTCCGGGTGATGCAAATCCATCGAATTGTACGCCGCATCCGGCAACGAACAAGGCATCTCATACTCAAAACACAACGAATCATACCCCTCCTCACCATAATGCGGCATCACTGGCGGCAATTCCATATCCGGCTCATACGCCCAAAACAATTTATCCTCTTGTTGCACGATGCGCCCCACTGTGTCATTCTTTCCAAATACCATACCGTGATATCCACACTTCAATCCCCCTGTAGGGCTTTTACAACCCGTGTCCAAACGGGACCCCATATGACTACATACATTCGGGCGCGTCAACCATTCGTCCCCCTCTTTCCACAATACCATTGGCAAATCACCAATGTGCCATACATGTGGTTTCGAACTCACAAAGGATGAGGCCACTCCAATGCAATTCCATGAACGATACAGAGGGTTGTATGCATTTGCTTCACGCATTGAAAAAAAACATCCCAATAAAAGGAGAGAGTACATGATTGTGGCTGCTAAAAATATACCAAATATGTTTACGTCCTTTTGGAAATAAAATGGGCCGACAAGGTATATGACGGCGAAAACATACAAAAAAGCATCGTTTCGACTCTCTTCGTCGCCTCTGACAAAAAAGAAAATGATGAAATACAATAGCCAATACTGCAACAACAAAATGACCATGGAGGAATGCCAAATGGCCATTCTCAATCATTATATTCGTAAAAACGAAGCCATCGTCAAACAAGCCGAAATCGAAAGCAAAGGTATCCGGAAAATCGCCGAACTCATGGAAACATTTTTACGTAAACATAAACTCATTTGCTACGGCGGCACCGCCATCAATAACATTCTTCCTAGAAAAGCCCAGTTTTATGACAGACAAATCGATTCACCTGATTTCGACTGCTACAGCATCAACCCCATCAAACATGCCAAGGAACTCGTTAACATGTATTCCAAAGCCGGCTACGATTACGTCGAAGCAAAATCAGGCGTCCACTACGGCACCATCAAAGTATACGTCGACTTCATCAATATCGCCGACATCACCCTCTTGGACACCGTCCTGTTTCAACATTTCAAAGAAGATGCCATCCATGTTCAGGGCATACTCTATGCACCCGCCAACGTACTTCGTATGAATGCCTATCTCGAAATATCATCACCGAAAGGCTACGTCAGCAGATGGGAAAAAGTATTGCACCGTCTCAATCTTCTCAACGAATTTTTTCCTATCAAAGTTACCAAAACGTGCACCCCTTTATCGAAACAATTGCAAGACGAAAGTACCATGACAGAGGAAGAAACAAAGAAATTATACGATACTACTCTGGAAACGCTGATAGATGACAAGGTCGTATTTTTTGGTGGTTATGCACGCACCTTTTATGCCAAATTTATGCCTAAAAAAAAACTGGATGATGACAAAGACAAGAATGTTGGCAAACGCATGGATTTTGATGTTCTTAGCCTCGATGCCAAAGACACGGCCACCAAAACGCAAAAAGCATTGCAAGAAGCCGGGTTTCACAACGTCTTTGTCAGACAACATCCACCCATGGGACAACTCATTCCGATTTCCTACGAAGTTCTTGTTGATAACCAATCTGTGGCTGTCGTCTACCAACCCAACACCTGTTACAATTACAACAGAGTGCAACTACATAAAAAAGAAATATGTATTGCCACCATCGATACCATTTTAACATTTTATTTGGCATTTTATTACTCCGGACGACCCCAATACGAAAAAGAACGACTTCTCTGTATGGCGCAATTCCTGTTTGATGTACAAAAAGAGACGAAACTGTTGCAAAAAGGAATTTTGAAACGGTTCAATAGTAGCTGCATCGGACACACCAATACCCTCGCAGAAATCATGGCCGAAAAAATGGAGAAACGCAGGCTGGACAAGAATAGTATGGAATACAAATTACGCTTCTTTCGTTATGTTCCTGTTTGACCTTTGTTATTTCGTAATTCTTGTAATTTTTGTAATTCTTTATCAATACTACTCTTCTCTGGTTTATATGTTTCATCTATTTTATTTTTTATTGGTGTTTGTGTAAAACGTTGAGAACCAATATACCCTCTTTGCCTTGCACTAGTATCATATGTAATTTCACTTGTTATCCTTGGTTTTGACTCCGGTTCAAATTTATATGTTTCTTCAAAATTATATGTTATAGGTTCTTCTATGATAGGTTCTTCTATGGGTATTGTATTTTCAATAGGTTGGTTAGCAAAAAATGATTCTGTATCACCCGAAACTTTCTTTATATTAGCTCGAGTATTTCTTACCTTCTGAGGAGTTATATCATCCTCCTCCTCAAATAATGGTGTATCCCAATCAATGGATGATGCTCGTGAACGTGGCGGTGATGATGGTGGTGATGATGATGATGATGATGCTCGTGAACGTGGTGATGATGATGATGATGATGCTCGTGAACGTGGCGGTGATGATGATGATGATGCTCGTGAACGTGGCGGTGATGATGATGATGATGATGATGATGGTGATGATGGTGGTGATGGTGATGGTGATGGTCTTTTTAGTGGCGGTGGTAGTCTTGGTGGTGGAAGAAAGTTCCTTCTTACAACAGGTGGAACAAAATTTACAAAAGGTTGTGTAGGAGCAACAGTAGGAACAGTAGCAACAGGAGCAACAATAGGTTGTTCAGGAATGATATCGGGAGCAGGAACGACAGGTTCTTCAGGAAGGACAGGTTCTTCAGGAACGACATATTCGTGTATCACGTATTCAAATGCAGGAACTGCACCCTGTAGGGACGTCAAAAGAAGTGAATCATTGTAGTAATCCACATTGTATTTCACTACTTCGTACAGCGATTTCTGCTTTTGTAAAAACCCTTCAAACAACTCGTTTTTTGTTTTTTTTTCAAATACCATCACTGTCTTTCCATTGTTGAATTGGTTTGGCGGTCGGGTATATAAATAATAACAATTCATTGTCCATGCATCCTCCTTGATGCCCGTTGCTGTCGTCACCTCTTTGAATTCGGAAAACAAAAAGGGCAATGTAAACGCCTGGTTGCCCTCGAAATACATCAAAAAACTATCGGCGGACAGATTGTCTTCTGGGAAAAATTCCGTGCCAATCTGCTCCCTCTTGACAGCATTATCGTCTGTACGCAATTCATTGGGATTCGTTGTGGACCCTCCGAGCATTCTCTGTGACAATGGTTTGATTTGTTTCTTAAACTGTTCCCATTCCTTTTCGACAAATTCATGTTCTGTTGTCCATTTTTCCAATGCCACACTCAAATCAAAAGTGGTTGGAAGCGAAATACCTGTGCGCAACATTGTGTCCACCGCTGTAAACAAATGATTCAAATGCAACAAATACTCTTCCAAATTGGTGGGGTCCTTGTTTTTACACAACCGTAATCCAACATAATACAAAAAACCCGGATAACGAGGGTTATGCATCCTCTTCAGAATCTTGTATATCATCTTTGCCATCTCCAACAACGCCCTCGGAGGAGAACCCACTATTGTAGGTTGGTAATGTCCTCCCATTTCGTAATAAATTTTGTCAAAGATGGCCTTGTTCTGTTTGACATAGCGTGTCACGTTGGACATGTAACAGGGCACCGAAAGTGAAGTAGTGGCGTCCTTGACAAAATAGTTGCCATTGAGAGATTGAATAAACAGTGATTCAAACTTTGTTGAAGAATTTTCTGTATTCTTTTTTATCACTTCATCGGTTGCTTTCTTTACTTTGCCATCATGAATAACATACCACATACCGAAATCATATGTACTTACATTATCCGACTGAATCTTATTATCTTTTTCTTCCCATGTGAATCGTAACAAGTCACATTTGTTCCCTTCTTTGTTAAATCGTATCAACAAACTATCTGCTGAATCTTTTGGCATCTTATGTCGTTGTTCCTCCAATAGCAAGTCCTGTGCTCGTTGCCACGAACAAAACAAATTCCCCTGTTTGCGAATCATATCCAGGTTCTTTAACCGCTCCAACACTACGCGCGCATACTTCCGTTTTTTTGTTTCTTCCACGTCCAACTTCTTGGTTTGCAGCGTATCATTGTTGAGTCTGGATGCCTCCACCAACAAAGCATATACCTTGTCCGCTTCTTGGCCTCCTTTCCTCTTTTTCTGCTCGCGAAATTCACACAAATGGTATTCCACCGTATCACGTTCCTGTACCCAATTTGCCACCAAAGCAGCATCCACTGTATCAGTATCCATATTTTTTTGTACATGAGCAATGTACTGATTCATATTCATCTCCATTTTGCGCTCCATGCTTTGCTCGGCTGCAAAATACTCACGGAATCCTTCGTTGGCCGGGTCCTGAAACACATGCAAGATGAATTCCATGTTTCGTTTCACATGTTCCCATGTATACAGAGTCGTAAACTCGGGAGCCGTATCCAAAACTTTACTGTTTGCACTAATATACGATGCCACATTGGAAACACCTTTTTTGATACTCGTTTTCCAAGAAACCGATGGTGTCTGCAAATGTGTTCCTTTGATGGTAAAATTCACCATATCAACGATGGCTACAATACTATGAACCCCTATTTTTCTTTACCGAATCAAACATTTCTTGGAAGGTGGATACATCCTTACAAATGCCAACATACCCCCTGTAAGGCGTTTCTAAAAAGGGGTATCCTCTCTTTTCACTCTGAAAATTGAAAAAGGAGCTTAGAACTTCTGGGTATGTATTTATATTGCTTTGACAATCGCGACTTCTCTGAACCAATGTCTGCAACAACTTCACGTATTGTGGGTATTCAGTTTGGTATGATGTCACCTGAGGAGATTGAGCGTAATTCGGTAGTGGAAATCACATCGAGGGAGACGTACAACAACAACAAGCCGGTGATTGGTGGGTTGTTTGACCCGCGTATGGGTGTCTTGGAAAAGGGTTTCATATGTCCTACAGATGGGTTGAATTACATTCATACGCCGGGTTATTTTGGCCACATCAAGATGGCGCGTCCGGTGTTTTTCATCCAGCATTTGAAGCAAATCATTGGTATTTGCAAATGTGTATGTTTCAAGTGTTCACGCCTCCTGATTGACAAACGGGCCAACCAACATATTTTGGAGTTAAGTATGAAAGAGCGCTGGGAGGCAGTCCAAGAAAAATGTGCCAGCATTCATCGTTGCGGCGATGGCAACATGGATGGTTGTGGTACGCGCAAACCGAGCAAGTTCAAGCATGAGGGAATGGCGACTTTGACAGCGGTATGGGAATTGGCTGAGATGGAAAATGTGAATGTGCGATTGACACCCGAGTTGTTGTTGCGCAATTTCAAACGCATTACAGACGAAGACGTGAATTTCATGGGGTTCAGTCCTCTGTGGTCACGCCCTGAGTGGATGATTTGCACGATTTTGCCGGTTCCTCCACCTGCGGTAAGGCCGAGTGTAAAACACGATGCGCAGCAAAGAAGCGAGGACGATTTGACGCAGATTTACAGCAATGTCATCAAGGTCAACAAAGAATTGGCGACGAAAATCAATGAGAATGCGCAGACGACGGTCATTGAAAACGTCACCAACATTTTGCAGTATTTCGTCGCCATGATTGTCAACAACAAGACGAAGGGGTCACTGCCATTGCAACAGAGGTCAGGAAGACCCTACCAGTGTATCATGACGCGTATCAATTCGAAAACGGGTAGAATAAGAGGCAATTTGATGGGCAAGCGTGTGAATTATTCGGCGCGTTCGGTCATTACTGGTGACCCCAATTTGTCGATTCGGCAGTTGGGTGTGCCGATGAAAATCGCCAAAAACATTACCAAACCGGTGGTGGTGAACGAACGCAACCGCGACGCCCTCATGCAGTTGGTTCGAAATGGACCGGATGTGTATCCGGGTGCCAAGACGATTCAGAGGAAAAATGGATTGTTGATTTCGTTGCGTACATCGGACCGCGAGACCTTGCAACTCTATCCTGGTGATGTGGTGGCTCGACATATGATGGATGGGGATGCTGTGTTGTTCAATCGACAACCTTCGTTGCATCGGATGTCGATGATGTGTCACATTGTCAAGATTATGGAGCAAGGGGATACGTTTCGAATGAATGTAGGAGACACTCGACCCTACAATGCGGATTTCGATGGTGATTAAATGTCTTGTCACCAACAGGAGGCGTGAAAAGCGTGATACCTCCTAGTGTAAATATTTCAACAGAAAGGATACCTGAGGAAAATGTATAAAAAGCAAAAATATTCTTAGATGTAATGGAAACAAAACCAGTAATTGTCTCACAATGTTGTTCGAAATGCCAAGAAAATAAGCCAGTAGAAGAATTCCACGCGAGAAGAAAAGTATGTAAGGGGTGTCGTAAAAAGTTATCAGCAGAGAAATACCAAAGAACCAAGGAAAGGATTGAAAAAGAGATAAATGTAATACAGGAAATGCCATGCAGTAAATGTCAACAAACAAAACCAATATCCTCTTTCTCGAAATGCAAAACATTTTGTAAAGACTGTAACAATGAACATCGAAGGAAAAAGTATCAGGAAAATCCTGAACTCCGACGGAAGTTGATACAGAGTGCGTCAAGTTTTAAAAGCAACAAGGCTCTTGAAATGCGCAAAAAGAAGGAAGAGGAATTAGGTATTGGCAATAAAAAATGCAGATTCTGTTTGCAAATAAAACCGAGTGAAAAGTTCAGGCATAATCGTTTAAAATGCCGCGACTGTGAAAGGGATGACCCTAAGCAAAAATTCAATCGAGCCATTCGGTCTAGAATTTACCTATGCTTAAAAAAAAAGTCAAGTCATACTATTGAATACCTTGGTTGTAGTTATGAAGAGTATCACGAATGGATACTAAACCATAATTACAATATGGAAAATCGTAGTTATTGGCATATTGACCACGTCATTCCTTTGTCCAATTTCAATCTCGACAATAAAGAAGAGCAACTCTTGGCTTTTAATTGGAGAAACACGACACCCCTACCTTGTAAGGAAAACCTGGCAAAAAATAAACGAATAGATAAGGCGCAATTAGAACAACATTGGAACAAACTGGTAGAATACCATGAAAAAAAGAATATTACTATACCTCAAGTATTTGTTGAATTATTTATGCAACGTAATCAAATTGCGGGAACACCCTAAAGATATAACTACCACTTCCTGTGGAAACACAGAGCAAGGAACTCGGTTAACTGCCGAACACAATGGTAATAATGTTATATATGAAGGTTTTGACATGGGTCAAAACTTGAAATGGGCAATCCGCAGCCAAGTCCCTAATCTCACTATGACAGAGAATGGGAAAGGTTCAGAGACTAAACGGTTACGGGTCGTATATGATGGTCTAGTCAACCTGATACGGCACAAGATATAGTCCGGCCCTGTTGGAAACTACAGGGACGTGCATACGGAGATGAATATGCACATGCCGCAAAACATTATGGCAGAAACGGAGTTGAAGAACATTGCTGCGATTCCTTATCAAATAGTGAGTCCAGCGAACAATGCGCCCATCATTGGTATTTTCCAGGATTCCCTGTTGGGTAGTTTTCGATTTACGCGCGAAAATGTGAAATTCGGTGCCAAACAGGCCATGAATTTGTTGATGGCGTACCCGCATGTCAACTTGGACAAGTTGGAAAAGGCCATGTATGGATTGCGTGCAGAAGAGGGTCAAAAGCCGGGTAATGTTACCAATTTCCAGATTTTGTCGCAAATTCTACCGCCGTTGTCCTTGATTCAAAAGAACAAACAATACGACGACAGCAAAGATGTTTATTGCGAATCCAACAATGTCATTGAAATCCGCAACGGCGAAATGTTGCGCGGACGTGTTGATGCCACCATCAAGAACCTGATTCACCGCATTTACAACGATTATGGCTACATGGAAGCCTCGCACTTTATCGACAATTGGCAAAACGTCATCACCGAATACATGAAAACCAGTGCTTTTAGTGTGGGAATTGCTGACTTGTTGGCCGACGCCAAAACCAAGGACAAGATACAGGAAATCATGGTACGACAAAAGGCCAAGGTACAACAGGTGATGGACCAGGTACATTTGGGCGTCTTTGAAAACAACACGTCGCACTCCAATTCGGAGCGGTTCGAAATCGAAGTGCGTAACTTGCTCAATGCCGTCGGTGATGAAACTGGCAAACTCGTACGACAGAACATGCATGGCGACAACCGATTCGTCACCATCATCAACTCTGGTTCCAAGGGTTCGCCACTCAATTTATCGCAAATGATTACTTGCGTGGGTCAGACCAATGTAGAAGGCAAACGAGTCCCGTATGGTTTCGACAGTCGCACGTTGCCACATTACACGAAATACGACGATTCACCCAATGCACGCGGCTTCATTGAGAATTCATACATTTCTGGTCTCACAGCCGAAGAACTATTCTTTCATGCTATGGGCGGACGAATCGGCCTCATTGATACAGCTGTCAAAACCAGTCAGACAGGTTACATTCAGCGTCGTCTCATCAAAGGTCTCGAGGACTTGAAGGTCGAGTATGACATGACGGTGCGCAACAACAAGAGGAAGGTGATTCAGTTTCAGTATGGTGAAGACGGTTTTGACCCAACCAAGGTAGAAAACCAGCCAGTGAAATTGGTGAGCATGTCATTGGACGATATCTATTTGTATTACGACTTCACTGGTCTGCATCAAAATGAGTCGAATTTGTCGTACATTTACAATGCGGCGACCAAGAGTCGTTTCGGTAAGCAAAAGGAAGAGTTGAAAAAGTATTGTAAAAAATACACGGAAATGATGGTGAAGCGTCGGAAAGAGATTGTTCAGTATGTGTTCAAAGGCAAGACAGACGATACGGTACGGTTGCCTGTAGCATTTCATGCCATGATTACCAATTGGCAAGGACAATTGAATTTGAGTGCGCAGTCGCTGGTCGACATTACCCCTGTAGAGGTGTTTCAAAAGGTGGAAGCTGCGTTTGAGCGAATTCGTTCGTTTTCGTTTGTGCCTGTGTATGAATTGTTCGAGACCTTGTTCTTCTTCTACTTGAACCCGCGCGAATTGTTGGAAAAGAAGCGATTTCATGATTCGGCCATCCAAGTGCTCCTCGAGTCCATCGTGCTACGTTTCAAGCAGGCTATTATCTCCCCTGGTGAAATGGTGGGTATTGTAGCGGGTCAATCGATTGGGGAGCCGACGACGCAACTGACACTGAACACGTTTCATACGGCCGGGTCGGCCAAGTCGAATGCGACGCGTGGTGTGCCACGTATTGAAGAGATTTTGCGGTTGACCAAGTTCCCCAAGACGCCGTCGTTGACAGTATTTCTGAAGGGGGAAGACCGTTTCCAGAAAGAAAAGGCAAATGCATATTCGAAAATCATGCGTTACACCAAGTTGGTGAATGTGGTAAAGCAGGTAGAAATTGTGTTTGACCCGGTCGACAACCGTTCCCAACTTCCCGAGGACCAGAAATTGATGAATCAGTTTCTGGAGTTTGAGAGATTGGTAGAGTCTTCATCCACCGAATCCGCAGCGACGTTTGCCAACCGTTCGAAATGGATTGTGAGGTTAGAGGTGGATGCAGAGACTCTTTTTGAGAACAACATCACGATGGACGATATCGATTTCGCCATCCAAAACAGTCACCTCGGACCCTTTGTTCAATGCGTCTATTCCGATTTTAATTCCGACAATTTGGTCTTTCGTATTGCCGTCGACCAAGCAGCACTCAGCAAACGCAAGGCAGCCAAAGCCCTCGATTTCAACGACGATATTTATACGTTGAAACTGTTTCAAGAGACATTTCTGAACAACATTGTATTGCGTGGTGTCGAAGGTATCAAAAACGTCTTGCTACGCGAAGTCAAAAACTTTGCCTTTGAAGAGGACGGCCAGTTTAAGAAGAAGGATATGTGGGTTCTGGATACCACTGGCAGCAATTTGCTGGACGTCTTGGCACTGGATTACATCGACACCTACAAGACATACACCAACAATATTTCTGAAATCTTTGATGTATTAGGCATCGAAGCCACACGTCAATCCATCTTTAACGAAATGGAAGACGTCATGGAATCCAGTGGCAGTATCTATATCAATTACCACCACCTATCCCTCTTGTGTGATAGAATGACGGCCAACAAGGAGTTGGTGGCGATTTTCCGAACCGGCATCTTGAATGACGATATTGGCCCCATCGCCAAAGCCACCTTTGAAGTGCAGACAGACGAATTCTTGAAAGCGGCTCGCCATGGAGAACTGGACACGATGCGAGGAGTATCGGCCAATGTCATGTGTGGTCAGACGGGTTATTATGGAACACATGCTTTCAATGTACTGGTCGACATGCCCAAGTTCCGTTCGTTGCCAGACAATCCCCCACCGCAACACAAGCCGGTTCAGGAATCGATGAAGCAAAACGGTGTACCACAGGGAGAAGTGCCGACAATTGACAATGGATTGTCGCAGTTTGATGTCAAGATAGCGACGGACCCCTGTGCCAAGTCAAATTTGCTGAATGACGATTATGACATGGGATTTTAGATGTGTGTGATTGTGTCATTTCTTGAAAACCCCTTCTGTAAGGGTTGTCAAGAACGGTTGTTTTATCGAGAGGTAATGTAATATGGGAAGGGATACTAAAAAATATACAACAGTGGAAGGATACGAAGATTCCGTAAAGAAAGTCGGGGATTTATTGGACGTGGCCAATCGTCCCGGGTTCTCGGCCAAGTCCAAACTGGATTTTACAGCCGGCGATTTTTCTTTTTTTAAGCCCTATGTGTTTGGCGAATTCAACCCTACTGAAATCACATACGGAGAAACAAAAATCATTCCTTCCAACAGTGATTACACAAACGATGCTGTGCAAATGAAAGACATTGTTCATTTGGACATGTCTTGCAGTGCCACTGACCTGGCCTACGTTGACTTTTCCGGATGTAACCCATCTGACCCCACCTTTCTTTCTCTCTGGGGAGCTACCAATTCGTATTTTTCAGAAGCAACACCAGGGGCAAGTCCTGGTACATCGTCCATCCATGGCCCTACAGATTTAAAGAAACAATGTTTCCGTTCACACTATTGTGCCAACAGTTACATGTCCAAATCGTTGGCCATGATGAACCAATATAGTTCTGGTATGGAAAAACGTTTTTTGGATTTAGAAGACATGTATTTCAGAACCTGTTTGCAAATTTTTAATTATGTTTTGGCCATTGTCTTGATGATTTGGATAATAATCTCCCAACTATCATATAAAACCAAGTCTATCACGTAATGACAAGCTGTGTATCCTACGTAGACTGTCAAGAAAAATACATACAATCCATTCAATCCGTCAACAAAAGTTATGGCGCCCTTTTGAGCTTAAAAGATGACCCAAGCAACCCCTCTTTTGCCATTCAACAACAAAAAGTAGCCAATTCCCTGCAGGACCTCAATGTCGCCATTGACCAATTCAACATTTTTCTGAACGACAACAAAAATAGCCACCAAAATGGCACCTATTCCAAAGAGGATTACAAAAAAGTCATGGCCATGCGACAAGAACTCGAAACACAATCCGATATACTGAAAAGTCGATTCGGCGCACCCAAAAAATATGGAGCTATCGATAATCTCTATGACGAATATCACTCCAACTACAATTCCATGGTCTATACTATGATTCTTGTCTGCCTCGTTGCCACCATTCTCATCTATTTTCTCTTTCGTAACCTTTAAAAAATACACCTTTTAGATACAATACACCTTGCCATTGCTATTCATGGACCCCTGTTTCGAACAACAAGTGGGAATCGCTTGTTGACTGACAATTTGCGTTCCAGCAGGAATGCAGTACAAGGTGGGTCGAAGACTTTTTTTCTTTGTGGGTGTCATTCCTTCTTGTGTCGTCAAAAACATAAAAACAATCAGAAGAAGTATCACCACTGTAACGAATCCCAATGTGTTTTTCATTCTGTATACCGGAGGTTTCATTCTGTATACCGAAGGTTTCATTCTGTATACCGGAGGTTTCATTCTGTATACCATGTGTACAGTATAAAATAAAAATATTTTGAAAACAAATATAAATAAAGAGAGCAACTTATATTGCTATAATGATTGCGCAGCATGCTTATTTGACACAAAAAGGATATACCATTCCTAAATCCGTGTTGTCACCTTCCCAGTTGGAACAATTACGTAAAGACCTCTTTAAAAAACCTGTTATCCACGGAATGAACAAAACCTTACAGGAAGGATTTCCGATTTATCGCGAAAATGAAAAAAAAATATATCTTCCACGCTATTACGGAATCCAACACTTTGGGCATCCCTCCCTCATTGAACTCCCCCCAGGTCATGACATCGATACACCCTTTTCCACCCAACGCACCTTGTTTCCACACCAAGTCGAAGCCGTGGACGCCTACCTACATACAGTGACACAACCCCCCTGTAAGGATTCTTCGAAACAAGTATCACATTGTGGCGGCGGCATTTTGGAGTTGGCTTGTGGTATGGGAAAAACGGTGATTGCATTGCATTTGGTGAGCCGGCTTCGTAAAAAAACGCTTATTTTGGTACACAAAGAGTTTTTGATGAACCAGTGGATAGAACGCATCGAAGAATACTTGCCCACTGCGCGTATTGGGAAACTACAGGGACCGAAACAGGAAATCGACGGAAACGACATCGTCATCGGAATGATTCAATCTATTTACAATCGTGACTTTCCCCATGGTATGTTTGATTCTTTCGGTTTCACCATCATCGACGAAGTGCATCGTATCGGCAGCAGCGAATTCAGCCAAACTCTTTCGAAAATTGTCACTCCCCTGACTTTGGGGATTTCGGCCACCGTAGAACGCAAAGATGGATTGACAGACGTACTCTTTGCCTTTGTGGGGCCAAAACTATTCAGCGCCAAACGCGAAACAACACAACAAGTTGTCCAGGTACGCGCCGTCACTTTCCAGACCCAGGACCGCGACTTTTGCGAAGTCGATTATGATTTTCGTGGTCAAGTCAAGTACAGCACCATGATGACCCGCCTATGCACCTTTGGCCCACGCACCGACCTGTTGGAACGCCTCATTCGCGACACCTACGCACGACAACCACAATCACAAATCATCGTGTTGGGTCACAACCGTTCATTACTCGTCGACTTGTACAAACGATTTCAACGACCTCATACCATTCAACCCTCTGTAGGGTATTACATCGGCGGGATGAAGCAGTCGGCATTGCAAGCAAGTGAAACATGCTCCGTCTTGTTAGCCACCTTTGCCATGGCAGCCGAAGCACTCGATATCAAAACTCTTTCAGTACTCGTATTGGCTACTCCCAAAACAGATATCGTACAGTCTGTGGGACGCATCCTGCGAACCCAACATAGTCAACCTCTTATTCTTGATATTGTCGACGTTCACGAACCATACCAAAACCAGTGGAAACGACGTCGCGCGTACTATCGCAAATGTGGTTATGATATTTGGACCACACCGTCCAACCAATATACAGGAGATATGACGTCAATATCATGGACCAAATATGCACCCAAAACAAGAAAAGGATGTGCCGTGGAAGAAGAAGATGAGGGACTCACTGGACTGGAAGATATGACCCTATAAATTGAGAAACCAATTGTTTGGACTATAAAAATATTATTATTTTGTAACTTTTACCAAAAAAAGTTACAAAAGGGTTTGTAGAATCCCTACAGGAAGGGTTATATATGCGGCGAAGCCGCTTTGTATATGCGGTGAAGCCGCTTTGACCAAGGTTTGCGGTGAAGTCACTATCTTTTTCTCGTATTGGTTTCAAAAAAAGATTCCAGCGGTGGATTTGGATTGGTTGTAGGGTTCTACAGGCACTGTTTCTTCCAAAAAGGTTTCAATACTGGTTTCATCTGCGGGGGGTGTGAGGCAGAAAATAGAGGTAGGGTCTTTGAGAACCCATTTGTGCATATTTTTCTCGATAAACATGCAAGCATGACAATTGCGGATGCGTTCCTTGTACTCGTCCAGAATCGTTGGTTCAATGTCGACCAACGGTTTGCGAATCAAAAACAAAATATCATCCACATCAGGGATGGAGACCAGGTATTTGCTGGGATAGTCGGGGGCGGCCGATGTGGGGTCAGCCGGTTCCACGAGGAAATAAAAATAGCCGAAACGGTCGTCGCGTTGTCGGAGCAGCAGGTCGGGTCCATACATAAATACAGGTTGGGGCACAATGGAATAATCATGGCGGTACAGAACGTCAATACGGGGCACCAATTCAAAAAACCGTTTGGTTTCGTCCGTCAAGGAGCCACCGGACGTCAACAAAGATAAATAATGAATCTCGGAAATACTTTTCCAATGGGTACGTGTATCCTGTTCCCTGTAGGGTAGTTTGGACCAGTCCAAGAAAAGGTATAAGGATTCATTGTTTTCGGATTTGTAGAAGCCGCGAAAGAGGTCGGCCATGGTTTCTGAGATGGATTTCGATGGGTCTTGGGGAGAGGCTGTTGTATTGATTTCCTGGTCCGACATACCAAACAAGTTTTTGATATGTTCAAAGGCATCGTTTTGCAAAGTAATGGTTTCTTTTTCGCGGACGGCTTCGTTGTCGCCTTCGGAGGAAACATGGTAGGCGATTTCGGGGAGAGAACCATCTTCCAATACTACATATTCTACAAACGGTTTGTCCAAACCAAACAGGGGATTGATGCGGTATGCAGCGACATGGATTTTGGATTGTTTGTGTTCTGGTAGGGTCGACAAAAGAGGAATATCTAAATAAATAAACGACGCATTCGTGACAGAACTAGCAGATGGAGTTAAATCCTTGGAAGGAAATACTGTGTCTGGCTCTGGAAAAACAACATTGGTATTGTCTTCCGGCCACAAAGAAGTCGTCGTTCTTTTTAGTTTTTGAGTTGCCCATACAGGGTCTTTCGATTGTGTGTCGTCTTTCGATTGTGTGTCGTCTTTTATTGTTGTTGAAGGACGTTGGCTTCTGTAAATCATACAGTCGATAGAGAAAACAATTATACTCTTTCATATTCTGTTGGACCCATAGTAATATATGTTCCATTTCTTCCATCATTATTATTCTTAGAATTTTGATTAATTTCTTTGAAAGTTTGTTCTCTTTGAGTTGTCCAACTCTCCGGATTACAAAAAAAATTCCATTGACAATACATTAAACAAAAAACTCCACAACATCCTACAATAACAACAATAGCAATCAAAATGTCGTCTGTAATAACATTGGATGTTTTTTCAATAATTTTTTTTTGTTTTGATGGTGATGAAGATATGGATGGTATGTTTGATGATATGATGGATGGTATTGTTGTAGGACCTTTAGTAGGAGGTGTTCTTAAACGTATGGGAAGGGAAGTCGTAGGTGAAGATGAGATTGGTTTGAATGATGGATATTTGGTATCGTTAATAACAGTTTCCACATTCACTGTGTTATTTGCATCACCAATTCGATAGATGGCGAAGAAAAGCAATAAAAGAAATTTGGCGTAGGGGGGAAGAAATCCTCCACCGTGTATGGAACGACGACTTTTTGTTTGGTTTCTCTTTTTTCTTTTGTTACGCTTTGTTTTTTTGTTTCCACCCGTAATCAAAGGGTGAATATTTCCAAAAGCAGTTTTCAGTTCTGTAATAAAACTCTTCAACAATTGATTACGTTCTCCGTTTTTTATCAGAATCAATAATTGCTCTTTGATATCAGGTTTCGACAATTGTTGTACAAATTTAATTATATAAGAATAGTATTCGGTTTGAAGCAAAAGTGTTTCGAAAATAGTATCTAAATCCAAGATGTTAATTGTGTTTGCCTCAAGAAGAAATCTAAAAATCTTGTTTTTGAATTCATTTAATTTGAAATCTTGAATATTGATTTCGATTAGTTTTTCAAGGAAACTTTCTAAGTTATATTCTTCTTCTGATAATAATAAGGTACCTACTTCACTCATTGTATATTTTTCAATGAGAAAATAAGGTGAATGGAGGAGTGACGAGTGAGTGTGTGGGTGAGAATGATATTGGAGAGATATTGATATATCGTGATGAGGAGAATGGGAAGGTATTGATGCATGAGATGTTGCATCGTGTGGGAGGAAAAGGAAGTGAAAGTTATATAGAATATTGGGGAATGCGACTGAGTTTGATGATGTTATGTATCAGAAAAAAAGAAAAAATCAACTCGTATTTCCAAAGAATAGAAACAGAAAAAGTTCATTCGTGTACACGACTACCTCTTCTAGATAATAAAGAATTTGC